ATGCCCCCATTGACCGATCTCGCAATACGCCGCGCCAAACCTGCCGAGAAGACCCAACGCCTGTATGACACCGACGGGCTGTATCTGGAGCTTTCGCCGAAGGGCGGGCGCTGGTTCCGCCTGAAGTATCGATTCGGCGGTAAGGAAAAGCGGCTGGCCATCGGCGTCTACCCAGACGTGCCGCTGGCACTCGCCAGGCAGCGGCGGGACGACGCGCGCCAGCTGCTGGCTCAGGGCATCGACCCGGGCGAGCATCGGAAAGCAGCAACGGCTGCGCGTGCGATCCTCGGCGCCAACACCTTCGAAGTGATCGCCAACGAGTGGCTGGAAAAGCGCAATTGGGTGGATGGGTACCGCGTGAAGGTCGTCGGATGGTTCACGAACGACGTGTTCCCGTACATCGGCGCGCGGCCGGCGGCGGAACTGGATGCCCCCGAGTTCCTGGCGGTGGCCAGGCGCATCGAGAAGCGCGGCGCCTTCGAATCGGCGCATCGGATCATGCAGAACTGCGGCCAGGTCATGCGCTACGCCATCGCCACCGGTCGCGCCAGCCGCAACCCAGTAGCTGACCTGCGCGGTGCGCTGAAACCAACGCCTGAGCGCCATCTGCCGGCAGTAACCGATCCGGACGAGCTGGGGCCGCTCCTGCGCGCCATGGACGGCTACAAGGGCAGCCACATCACCCGCTGCGCGCTCGTGCTGGCGCCGCTGCTGTTCGTGCGTCCTGGCGAGCTACGGCAGGCCGAGTGGTCGGAATTCGACATCGAGGCCGCCCGTTGGAACATCCCCGCCGAGAAGATGAAGATGCGTCAGCCGCACGTCGTGCCGCTCTCACGCCAGGCGCTAATTGTCCTGGCGGATCTGCAGCGGCTCACAGGCGCCGGCCGCTACCTCTTCCCCAGCACCAGGACGAAGCTGCGGCCGATGTCAGACAACGCGGTGAACGCAGCTCTGCGCCGCATGGGCTACGAAGTGGGCACGGTGACCGGCCACGGCTTCCGCGCCACAGCCCGCACGATCCTCGACGAGGTTCTGGGCTTTCGGCCGGACATCATCGAGCACCAGTTAGCGCATGCGGTGAAGGATCCCAACGGCCGCGCCTACAACCGCACGACCCACCTCGCAGAGCGGGTTCGGATGATGCAGCGATGGGCCGACTACTTAGACGAGCTGCGTGCGAATTCGGCCGCCACCTTGAAAGCCTGAGCCATCGGCAAAGTGACCGGCGGAGGCACAAGAGGACTACCCGCGACTGGCAAAGTCACATCGGCATGGCCGGGCTCGCCGCGCCGTACCGTGGCAACTGCCTCCGAACCGCCTGGGCCTAGACGCAGAATCGTCCATTGATCCCGGTCGATGTGCTCGCCGATCACGGGATTAAGCCAGTTCATGCGAGGAGGTAATTCCGGCAGCGTAACGCCTTCGGGAGCGATGACAGTTGGCTCCTTGGATCGCTGTAAAGCTGCGCGATGTGCAGATCGTGATGGCATGGTTCGCTGTCCTGGTTATGGTTGCTGGTCGGTCAAGCCGCCAGCCGGTGCTCGTAGAACGGGTGCCGCTTGTCGTCGAAAATCGCCTGCAGCGCCTGAAGGTCGGCCGGATCCGGATTGAGCCACGCGTCGACGTGCTCGGGCTTGATGTTGATGATGGTCCGGTCGTGCCCCACCGCGGCCACCTCAGGCTCCGGCTCGTCGGTGATCGCGGCGAAACTCAGTAGATCAGGCTGCTCGCCGCTCGGATCCGTCCAACGCGACCATAGGCAGGCAACCAGCATCGGCTCGCGATCGCTTGGCTGGAACTGCACAACGCGATTCTTGCCGTCCGGCCCTTCCACGTTCTCGTAGAAGCGGCCGACAACCAGCAGGCCGTGGGTGTAGCCGAACTGCTCGCGCCAGAACCCCTGCAGGCTGTCCCGGCGGGCGTTGTAGGTCCCTGGGTATTTCGTGTCGTAGATCGGCGGCTTGCCGGCCGGCCGGCACTGGTAGCGCATCGGCTTGATGACGCGCTGGCCGCCCTCGGAGATGATCACCGGCGCGTAATAGCCGGGGAAGATGCGGTAATCCCGCGCCTTCGGTTCGGTTCGCTGCAGGTCGGCGATGCGGCCCTTAATTTGCTCGATCTTCGTCGAGGCGATGCGCTGGTCGTTGGCTGCCTTCTTTGTTGGCTTGGCGCTGGCCAGCACCCGCTCTGCATCTGCCAGGCGCCGGGCCTGCTTGAACAGCTCCTGCTCCAGGGCCTGCGTGTCCTCGGCGTCCCATACGGCCAGCTCGGCAGCAATCGCGGCGGCACCGCCCTCCCCACCCGCGCGAAATGCATCGTCCAACGCCTTGGGGGTCTTGGGTCGCTTCTCCGACCCGTCCTGCCGCAGCCACAGCTTCGAGAACTCCTCGATCGACATGATCGCGCCAAAGTTGCGCACCAGCTTCCGGTAGTCGGCCTGGATCTCAGCGGAGTAGCACATTGCAGTCCCTCAGCAGTCGCGGTCGGGAACTTCGAGGCCATGCCAGGCCAAGATCTCATCGAGCCGCCGGGAGACGAATTGGGCATCCTCCCCCGTGACGGCACCGTCGCCGACGACGTCCGCCATGCCGGCAAACGCTTGCCAGAAGTGGCAACGGTCGGGGCTGTTTGCCAGCAGCGCCGGCACGGCCGCGTCCAGGTTGTCGAGGTGGGTTCGAAGCTCGGATCTGTCCATGCCCGCAGTATCGGCAGCACCGTCTCAGGGCATGAGACGGGTAGCCGTAGACTGCTGGCATGGACACCACCACCCCCAGCCTTTTCGAACAGCTGCAGCAGCGCCTGGCGGCCACGTCCGAACCGCTGGAAGTCATCAACCAGTTCGAGGCGGAGTTGCTGTTTGCCTTCCCAGGTGAGGCGGCCGTGGTCGTCGAGCTGGTCTCATCCTGGGGTCATCGTCTGGGTGTGCTCACACGGGACGACCTTGAGGGCTACGTCTAGGGTGCCGGCCCGGCGCTGCACAGGCGACTTGCTGCGCAGGGTGGCGCTTACGCCTCCACCCTGCGCATTTAAGTGCGCAAATTACGGGGACGCACAGATCGTGTAGATGTTGATGATCGTCGGCCCGTTGACGTAGCCGTAGGTGCGCCAACCATTGCCATTCGGATAGCTGCCCACGACGGAAAAGCGGCCGGCGTTCATGGACAGCGTTCTGCCGTTGTTCTCGGGCTGGCCACCGACAAAGGTAACGGCGTTCGGGGAGCCGGTGTCCCAACCGCCAGAAATCGGCGTAAATCCTGCAGGGCACTGGGGCGTTGCATCGACGGTCTGACCACCCGCTGTTCGAGCGTATCCTTCAACAACGGTCTGATACGTGGCAGCTTCGACCGAGGAAGCAGCAAGCAGAGCAAGAGCGAATGCGGGGGCAATCAGGAATTTCATAACAGCTCCATGGATTAGGGGAGCCGGCGTGAGCTTGCTCAAAGCTCCGCGGGTTGAGCGGCCATCTTGGCTCCGCGTCCGGCAGCTGTAGATTGGCAGCGAATCGGGATCACCCATATCGGCGTGTGCCGCGACGCTGGGTCGGAATTCCCCTATCCAATGACCTGTGCGGCCAAGCCTGAAATGAACGTTTTTTTGCATGTGCGGGCCATGCATCTTGGCCTTGCGCCGAGATGACCTCGCGCCGCCGGTGCTGACCGGCGCAGCACATTCGGAGAACGTAATGCACGCACTGCTGATCACCGCCGCCGGAGCGCTTCTTGGCGTCGCCATCCCTGCCGCAGCCGGCGAAGCCGGCCAGTTCGGCCGCACCGCCCAGCTGTATCAGGAGACGTCAGCCTCCGGCGAAACGCTGGACGCCTTCGTCACCCGCATCGCGCCGCGCGCGCGCTCAGCATCAATCAGTGCACGCGCAGTGGTGTGCGGCGAGATCCAGGGCAGCGGCCCCTACATAGTCGTTCTCAAGACTGACGGCTATCCCGACGACTGCCGCCTGCCGAAGACCACCGCGCCGTATGTGCTGGTGAACGGCATCGCCAAGGATGCGCGCGCCGATCACTTCTCGATCGCCAACCGGTTCCGGCCCGGCTATCTGATCACTCCGTGGAGCATCAAGTTCCAGGACAGGGCCGGTGTGCGCAAGGTCGACACCGCCGGTCGCTGAGATGGCGACGCAGCTCGGTCAGGCTGCCGCTTGCTCGGCAGCTGCCAGACTGGAGGCGATGGCACTGTCCGTCGCCGCCTTGATCAGCTCCTTGAGCTTCCATCCCGCCAGCTCCTGCGTCGCATCCGCGCCGCGATAGCGGATAGCGTATGTCGGCGCGATTAGATCCGCGATTGGCGCCGCCAGCACGCCGAGGGCGGCCCCGCGGTCCTCGACCTGGAACGTTACGGTGCCGGTGTCGTTGATCGGGTTCCAGATGATCGTGATCTGCTGCGCGAGCGGGTCTGCATCAGGATCGGGCGTGACCACGTTTGCATCGTAGGCGGCGCGGGTGGCCGCCTTGATGCCCAGCAGCAGATGCACGCCGGGTTCGGTCACCGTGTCGCCGGGCACCTTGATCAATTCGCCTGTTGCCGGGTCTGGCTTGGTCGTCGCTGGTGACGTGATCTCGTAGCTGCGGCCGATCAGGTCGCTGATCTGCACGGTGAGCACGCGCAGGAAGAACCGCTCCAGCGTCTGAGTCCAGCCATCGGGGTGCGGCTTGGTGGTGATCTGCTCGAGGTGGAATTCCACCGGCCCGTCGTTGGTAGCCGGGTTCCACCGGATCTCGATGCGGGGCGCCACGATCTTGGTCTGCGTGCCGAAGGTGGGGTTTTCGCTAATGAGCATGATCAGTATCCAGTGACGTCGAGGATGGGAGAGCGCACCCACGCCTGGCCGTAGTTGCCAGGGGGCGGCTGGGGAGTTCCGCTAGTGCCTGTGCGCAGATCCTGGGCGGTATCAATGGTGGCAATCGACGCGACATTGCCGTTGATATTGACCACGCCCTTGCGCCACAACTGCTGCACCTGCCATTGCGGGCCACCGCCGACGAGGCCGCCGATTGCCAGCATGATGTTGCCGGTGGAGCCGGCCAGCGCGGCGTACGTCCGACCTGCAGGCAAGGTGATCGACCCGCCCTGATTGGCATTGCCCTGCAGGAGCGCCCGCACCTTCATGTACTTGAGCGTGGCGTCGAAGTGCACCTCATCGGTGTCGGGATTGGTAATCACCAGGTAGTCTCGACGCCCGAAGTTCGGATAGTCGAAAACCATGGCAGTGAAGCTGCCGCTGGTGGTGAAGCCGGTGAACGTGAAACTGTTCCCGCTCTGGGTTCGCGTTGCAAGCGTGGCGTTGCTCTCACCCAGAAATGCAAGCACTGGATTGGTGCCGGCAACGCTCAAGCTCCATGTCTTGAGCACGCCACTGCCGGCAGGCGTGATCGTTTGCTTCGACGCCAGCGCCAGGTTCTTCCACGTCTCGGAGATGACAACGCGATTGGGGCCGGCCTCGAAAATTGCATAGGCCATCAGAACCTCCCATAGAACAGCGTGCCGCCGGCGCGTGCCGTCAACGTTGCCGAAGGCGACACCCAACTGATGGTGTTGCCGTCGTCAGTGAAGTACGGCAGCAGGCTGTTGCCTGCGCCGCTGTCGGCCACGAACCAGTAGTACAGCTGATTGGCGCTGCCGGTCACCGGCACCGGCACAGACCCGTTGCTGCCGCTGGCAATTGCGATTGCTCCCATGTGCTGCGTAAGCAGATCAGAGTCAGCCTGATCGGTGATCTGTAGCAGCACAGCTCCGGTGTCGGCGTCGTTGATGATCAGGACGTTGGTCATGTCACTCCGTATCCGAGTGCCACCACACGGCGGCCGTTGGGCGCGTAGGCGTAGAACCTCCCGCCTACAAACTCGTTGCGGCCGCCGCCAGGTGTCGCGCCGATGATCTCAACCACGTCGGCCGAAAACGTAATCTTGCCGATGGTCCCGTTGTTGACCGACCGCATTCCAATCACCCGGTTATTGACATCCAAGGCCCACGTGTACGACGCCTCATAGTTGGCGACGCCGTTTTCCACACTGGTGATCCTGGTGGTCATCGATTGAGTGACCTGAGCGAACTTCGCCTCGACGCCCTGACTTCCTGGGCTGTATGCCGACGGAGTGCTTCGCCCCGCAGGCACCTGCTCGACCATCAGTTGCGAGTACCAGGCGTAGGGCCGAGATTCCGCGGTGAATAGCACATGCAGGCCGACCCGCAGGTATGCGGCGCTGGCCGGCATATCGGCAATCACAAACTTACGCGGCAAGTTGGACAGCGCGGGATTGGTGACCGCAGGGGGCGGCACCGTCTCGACGTAGGATTGCCCGATGAAGCCCTTATTGCGGTCGTACCACGCCAACACCAGCTGCGCGTTACACCGGAAGGCGTTAACCACACTGCTCACGATGTAGCGCTTGCCCGGTTCCACCGCAACGTAGGGCCCCACGGTCTGCGTCACGTTTCCCGCGCCGACCACACCGGGATAGGTCACCATCATGCCGCTGAGGCCTGTCGGCAAATAGAAATTGCCGTCGCCAATGCTGCCGTTGTTCGCCACCACCACGATCGGCAAGCCTGACGTGTTGATGCTGATCGTCCAGCCGATGTTGTCGGCCTCCAGGCTGGAATTAGGCAGCAGGTTGCCGCCCCCACCGGTCTGGCTTCGCACGGAAGTGATTGCCGTGGATTGACTGGTGACTTCATTGCCAATCTGCGTCACCTGCGTTTGCAAGGCCTGCAACGCGCTGGAGTTGGCCTTGCCCGCCAGCGTGGACTGCACGGTGCTGATCAGCTGCGAAAGCGATGAGATGTTGTTCTCGGCTTGAGTGAGCCGCGTGTTCATCGCCTGAACTGCCGACGCATCTGCCTTGCCGGCGAGGCTCGACTGCACGCCGCGCACGTCTCTGGCAACAATCTGCAGCTCCTGCTCGATCTGCTGCACATCGGTGGTGACCTGCTGCATCGCAACGCCGATCGCACCTACCGCTTCGGCGAGGCTTGCGTATTGCCCGATGGACGTCCAATAGGCCGTATTGGTGATGGCAGTACCCGCCGGCACGTCCTGCTTGGCCACGTACAGCCCGCCGTCGTGCTTGACGATGGAGCCAGCCGGCCACGCCTGGTCCACCCACTCAGGCGCCTCGACCAGCGCCTGCAGGTTGGCCAGATCTTGCGCTTGCTGGAACAGTTGATCGGCCAGCTCCTGATCGCGGCGCACCGCCTCCAGGAAGCCCTGCCGGATCTCTTCGGTGGTCTGGTCGATCGCCTGCTGCATCTCCTCCTGCAGCTCGCCTAGGTTCTTGCCGAGCGTCTTGGTGACGTACTTGGCCGCCACCGACAGCGTGCCGTTGGTGTTCCGAGCGCGGATGGCGAACGTCCACTTGCCCGACGCCGGGATGGGCGAGTCGAAGGCGCCGGTGTGGTAGCCGCTATCGCCGACCGGGGTCATGGCATCCCACGCCGGCATCGGCGCGCCCTGCTCCTCCGCAGCGGTGTAACGGATCTCCGCGCCGGCCAAGTTGGCCGAGCGGATGGTGTCGTTCCAGAAGCCCCAGGTGTAGCGGCGGATGCCGCCGGAGATCTCCTCCACGTCGAACAGGTCGTAGTTCACCGGCGGCGCGTCGGCGCCGATGGTCGTGTAGATCAGCGAGGCACCGATACCCATCTGGCCCTCCGGGCCGAACGGACGCACGTTGATGGTGTAGGTGCCGGCGCGCGGGATGCGCCACCGCGCCGTGCGGGTGCGCGTCTGCGCCACTTCCACCAGCTCGCCATTGCCATCCGATGCCGAGGCGTAGACCACTGCGTGATCGAACGGCCCGCTGATGTCGAAGGTGGCCACCAGATCGGTGGCAGTAACATCGCCGATGGTGACCTGGTCCTCACCGATCGCAAGATTGCTGAGGATCGGCCGGGTGGCCAGCGAGGAACCATTCTCCGGTCGAATGTACTGCCCGGTCTTCACGAAAATCCAGAACTCGGGCCCCTCCGGCACCACGTTGATGTTCGCGCCTTTGAGATCGCTCTCCGGCTGGATCACAACCACGCGCGCGCGCAGGCCCGGCGTGGCCTTGAAGTCGTAGATCCAGATCGTGTCGTGTGCCGGATTGTCCTGCCAGCCACTCTTTACCATCGAATCCGCATAGCCCTCGCCAGGCAGCGGCGCGTCATCCGGCCATTCCTCGACGAGTTGGATGGTGTCGGTTGGTTCGGTGAAGCTGCGCACGCGAAACGTGCGGTAGACCGCTTCGCCAGGGATGCGCAGGCCGATGAAGGCGCTGCGCGCGTCCGGCGGTGGCACTGGCTCGTCCAGCGTCAGCGTGACCGTGCCCAGCAGCGCGCTCCGCTCTGCCGCGACGATGCGCCCGCCGAAGCCCCACTGCGTGAGATCGTGCGAGATCGAGAGCATCGACATGCGGCGATAGGACAGGTATTGCAGATCCTGGGCGAAGCCGATGTCCTTGTACTGGAACAGGCTCTGCGCGAGGTGATAACGCGCCATCTCGGCCGCGTGAGCCTCACGACTAATACCCTCACCGGTGAGCCGCGCAGGGCTGAGCATATCTTCGACCTTGATGCCAGGCGCCGGCACGCGCAGCATTTCCACCTTCTTGGTCGTGCTGTCGAAGTAGCTGTACTCGATGCCGTCGGCAGAGCTGGCCAGCGTGTAGTCCACACTGAAGCTGCCCTTCTTCATCTCGGCCATGTTGACCACGCCGGAGAGCGGCTGCTCGTCCGCTGCCCACACCACCGAAAGGCGACCGCCGGCCCAAGTCGTCTGGCCCATGCCAACCAGAGCGATCGCCTGCAGCACCTCGTCGTGGTTGCGCTCTTCGGTGAGCCAGTAGTCGTAGGTGTAGCCGTTCGCCTCGCAGTGACCCATGAAGCCCTGCAGCGACTCGATGTCGATCTCCTCGTCACTCTTGCCCATGCCGGCGATGAGCTTGCCGTTCTGGTCGTAATAGCCGCGCACGTACTTGAGGATGTGCGCGCCTGGGTTGCTTGACTCTTCCGCCACCCAGCTGCCATTGCGCCACACCGGGATCGGCGCGGCGATGTGTTCGGCGCGCAGTTCATCGGGCTGACCGTTGATCTGGCCGCTACCCTTCATCAGGATGCCGCTGCGCGCCAGGCCGGCGTAGGTCGCGGTGTCGGCCTGCACGCTGCCCATCGTCGACCACTGGAAGTCATTGCGCTGGGTGTTGTCGCCCTCGTAGTTGCCCTGTCCCAGGATGCGCACGCGCACGTCGTACTGGCCCTTGGCCACATCCGCCGACACCGTGGCGCGCTTGCTGACGTCCAGCTTGTCGCCGGTGAACGTCTGCGTGACCAGGGTGGCCCAGATGCCGGTGCCGGCCGGCGCGTATTGGACCTGCACGGTTTCGGAGACGTTGTAGGCCTTGCCAGAGGTGCCCACGCCGCCCAGCACGTATTCCAGGTTGATCTGGATGCGCACGGTGTCGGCGCTGGTGGTGCGAGTGACGAAGTCGGCCGTATCCGGTAGCTCGCCGCCGTCGGTGGTGTCCACGTTGCTGTAAAGCGGGATCGTCTCGTCCGGCATCTGGCTGTAGCCGGAGTGGTAGACGCTCACGCCCTCGTAGCTGGACAGCTGCGTGCCGGCATTGGTGAAGCCGCCCACGCGGCCAACGCCAATGCCCGGCGTGAGCACCATGCCGATGTACTGGTTGTCGCCCTCGTAGAAGGTGTAGGGCTTGCTGGCGAAGTCGGGGGCGATCAGCATGCGGCCGAACAGCAGGCCCACCGGCTCGTAGGGACGCAGCCTGTTTCGCGGCGCTGCCAGGCTGTAGACCGTGCCGGCAGTACTCGGCCCCGTCGGACTCTCGACCTTCGGACCCAGCACCTTGTTGATCACCAACGAGCCGGCCACGAAAACCGCGGACGCAGCGACGCCACCCCATGCGGTCGCGATGGCGCCGCCGGCGCCGGCAACGCCGAAGGTGAAGTAGGTCAGCGCAATCATCGCCACGATGTACAGGGCGTTCCTGCCAACCGCGCCGCGCACCTCGATGACCTGGCCATCCTTCGGATAGACGTAGGCCCACAGGTGACGCGGCACCGCGCGCCCGCCGATCGACACCGACCAGTCCCCCTGATCAAGGTCGATCACGTGCCGGTGCAGGAACTCGCACAGGCGCTCGCCCGGCTGAAGGTCCATCGCAATATGGCGCTGCCCTTCCAGGGTGACCGGATGCGGCGTCAGCACCAGCTGGCCATCATTCGCAGGCGTGGTCATCAGACCCATGTGTAATACCCCTCGATCCTTGCGCCGTAGTCCGGCAGCTCGCGCGCCCGATGCAGCCAGCTGCTGCCGAGCGCGCTGGTTGTGTGAAGCACCCAACCCTCATGGGCCAGGTAGAAGAAGACGCCGACGTGTCCGGGCCGGCTTTGGCCTTTGTCGAACATCAGCACCAGGTCGCCGTCGACCGGTGCAGCTGTCGGCACCGCGTAGGAGCGCGAGAGCTCGCCCAGGGCCGCCTGGCCCGCGGCACCGCGCGGGCGCCGCGCCGGCATCTGCACCTCGCGACCGAACAGCTCCCGCTGCACCTGCACCACCAGGTCTGCGCAGTCGTAGCTGTCGGCGTCGTAGGGGATGTTGAGAAACCGCTCAACCTCGCTGGCACGCATCAGAAAATCCCCGGCAGCGTGTGTGGGTTGGCGCGCAGCTTCACAGCCTGCTGCCGCATGAAGAAGTCCGCGCCAATCTGCGCGGTGATCAGCGGGCCGGCCGCCCGCACCCTCGTCATCGGCAGGTAGAACCGCCGAGCAATGACGTCGGGCTGGGTACGGTCGGTGATCAGGACACGACACATCACCACCTCGTTGGGCTGCACACGCTCCAGATCGTCGGTGATGCCGCGGCCTACGTTGTCCACCTCGAGTTGTGCCCGAGGTGTTTCGCCGGCGGAGTCCGCGGGAGGCGCAAAGCGGAATGGGTACCCCATGTACGTGTTGCCATTGCTTACCCAATCCTCCGTGTCGTTGGCGATGCGCAACACGGCGCCCATGGATGGCGCCGTCATCTCCAGCAGTTCCAGCGGCCCATCCGGATCCGTCACGCGCTGCCGGCGTTCAAGAAAATTGCTCATCGGCGGAACTCCAGAACAGCCTGACGCGTGCCCTGCGTGAACTCGGCGTTGGCGGCCTGCAGGCGGCCAACGGCACCACCCTTGAAGCGCGCCGAGATCTGCTTACGCGTCCGCGGGTGCACCATTTCGAAGTAGCCGACGCGTCCGATTTCGTCGAAGTAGAAGTCGTCGAACGCGGTCATCGATTCGGCCGTCAGGAACACCATGGTGACCGGCAGGTCCACCATGACGCGCGTGTTGATGATTGCCTGCTTGGCCGGCCCACGTTCCATTTCTGTGCGCTGCACGGATGGATCTGGCTCTTCGCCGAGATCTGTCGCAAGCAGCCGCACCCCTACAGGGAGAGTGGCCATTAGCGCTGCTCCCTCAGTCCGAAGCGAGACTTCGCAGCAACGGCCGTTCGTCCGCCGTTCCCCATGTCATCAGCGACGATGTCGACGACGAGTTTCCGTAGCTCTCTGCCATCGGGCATCGTTGCCCGCTGCTCTCGCGTCTGCACCTGCCCACCTCCGTAATTGTTGATCTCGATCTTTGTCTCGGGGCTCGCAGAGCTGCCGCCTCCCGAAGCCATCGGCGCTGCCGGCACCACCTGACCGCGGTTCCCCGGAATCAGATAGCTGCGGCCTCCCTGCTGGAACAGCTCCGGGTCACCGCCTTCGCCCACCTCATACAGCGAGCCCGGCGCAACCGGACCACCATTCGCGCGGCCGCCGCCGAAGCTCATCCAGCCACCACCGGCGAAATCCCCTGCGTTGCTGCCGAAGTTGAGGTTGCTGCCGGCGCCTGCGGCGGTACCGGCCCACGATCCACCTGCACCGCCGCCCGTCAGCCCGCCCATGACGGTGCCGAGCAGGCCGACCGCTGCCTGCTTCGCGGCATAGCGCGCGAGGTCGGCAATCATCGAATCCACCAGACTGCTGAAAGAGAACTTGCCGGTTTGCGCAAACTGCACAAAGGCGTCTTCCCACGAACTCAGGCTGTTGGCGAAGAACGTCCCCGCCTGCTCCGATGCGTTCTGCGCGGCGAAGACGTAGTCCTCCCACACGCGGGTGAAGCCGCTGCGCCAATCACCGAGCAACTGCATGCGCTGCTGCTGGTAGCTTCGCTCGATTTCCAGCGAGCGCTCCCTGCTCGCCTCGAGCATCGCGATCTCGTTCTGGTACTCGCCTTGGCTGAGCGGGTTCTGCCCGCGCTGCTCCTTCTCCAGCTTCTCCCGCTCGCGCAAGTACTCCCGCTGGATGTCCAACTGCCGCTGCAGCATCTGCGTGGCGTCAGCGCCGCGGCCGACGCCCATCAGATCGACATCAGACTGATCCTGCCGCTGCTTCTCCAGCTGCGCCAACCGCTCGGTCAAAGCTGCCTGCGCCACCAGGTCGCGCTGTGTCTGCTTCGCCTTCTCGGCCTGCGCATCACTCGCCTGTAGCTGCGGGATCATCGCCTGCAACAGCTGCTTACTCGCCGCCGTCATCGTGTTGGTCTTGTCGGCCAGCAGTTGCCGCGCTTGGATCACCATCCGATCGCTGGCCGACACCTTGTCGCCACTCTCCGCCAGCTGCTGGTTGGCGGTGATCTGCCGCTGCACGCTGGCGATGAAGCTCTGCGCCGCGTTGTCGTCCGTGTTGGCCTTGCCGATCCCCTCACGCTGATTGAACTGCTTGTCGATCTGCGCGTTGGATTGCGCGATGAGGCGTTGCATGGAGCCGTCGGACAACCGCGAATCGGGGTTCCCCTTCGCGTCGCGCGCGCCTTCCAGCTTGTTGTAAAGCTCGATGATCTTGTTGCGGGCGGCCAGCTTGGCCGATTCACGGTCAAGGCCGGCCAGTCGCGTGGTGAGTGCTTCAGATGCTGCTTTGGCCGCGACGTCCTGCTCCTGGTAGACCTTGGCCATATCTTCAATCGCCTTGCGCCCATCTGCCTGCACTTCAAAGATCGGTGTAGGTAGACGAGAACCGCCGATGAGCGAGTTCAATCGCTGCATCTGCGCCTTGGGCGACGCGAGCGTGGTAATCATGTCGAACTGAAGGCCAGACGCTGGAAGCAGGCTCCTAAGCTTCCCGCCGAGCTTTTCCAGCTCAGTGCTGAAGGTCATCACTTCGCCCCAGGCACCGCCCACCTCGTCCTTCACATCTCGCCACCACTTCACCAGGCTCGGCATTGCTGCCTCGGCCTGATTGGCCACGTTGATTGAGCGCTCGTAATAGATCTGCAGCGCTTCGGCCACGGCCTCCTGCTGACGCCCCTCCTCCTGCAACGTGATGATCCGCTGCAGCTGCGCGGCGTTGAGGAAGCCCTCTTGCTCATTGAGCTTTACCAGCGCTTCGACCGGATCACGCGCGATGCGCTGGAACGCCTCGACGGTTTTGCTGCTGGCCTGACCGGTGGAAGACTCCATGCGGGCAGCCGCCTCGGCGACCATCAAGAACTGCTTGCCGGCAAACTGGCCGGAAGCGGCGACGGCTGTCAGCGCATCCACAGCGCCGCCGCGCGTCACACCGGCCAGCTTGTCCAGATCCGACACCAGGCCGCGGAACTGGCTGCCGCTGATGTCCGCATTGCGCCCAGTGAGGATCAGGTTCTTCTGGAAATCGAACAGCTCATCCTGGCTTTGCTTCAGCGCCACCGCCAACGCGACTGCAGCGGCGGCCGACAAGGTCATCGGATTGACCATGCCCATCACGTAGGACGTCACCGCCTTCGCTGCCGGGCCGATGCCGCCGAGCTGGTCCTTCAGCTGGCCACCCTGCTGAATCGCCACCATCCAGATCGGCTGGCCAGCAACGATGCTGGTGACGATGTCCGTCATCTGCGCCGGGATCATCCGCATCGCCGCAGCGGTCTGCCGTGCCGACATGGCGTACTGCTCGTTGGTGTTCTTCGACTTCAGCAGCGCCTGCCGGCTTGCTTCGATCTGCGCCTGGTATTGCTGCATCACCTGCGGCTTGATCAGGCCCAGGTCGCCGGCGCGCTCCAGCCGCTCCTCCATCTCGGCCAAGCGATTGAGGCCGGCCACAGTGGGATCGATCTGCGCCAATAGGCGCTTCAGGTTGATCTCCTGCGCTTGCGCCGCCGCCGCTGCCTCGCGCGCCTGGTTGGCGGTACGTGCCTCGGCTTCCTGCAGCGCACGTGCGCGCGCCACCATGCGTTCCTGCTCGGTACCGGCGCGCGACATAGCCGCGGCCTGCACGTCGATTCCCGCAGCCGCATCGCGTGCAGCCTCAGCCAATGCGCGATCCGACACGTTCGTCGTGCGGCCTGCTTCGGCATATGCCATCGCCTGCTGCGCAACGCTGCGATAGCGCGCCTCCTGCTCGGCCAGCTGCCGCTCCAGCTTCTCCGATGCGCTGGCGGTTGCCGTGGCACCGGCTGCAGCGTCCTTGCCCGCAGAGCCGTAGGCCTGAAATCCAGCTGCCGCACCGGTTAGACGGCCTTCCATGGCCGCCAACGTCGAGACGATCTCCGCCTGCGCGCGGTTCAAGCCCTGCAGCTCGGTGATCACGGTGCCGGTACCGAGGCCGATGCGATCCAAGGCGCCGCCCAGGCGGTCGCCCAGCACCACAGCAGAGCGGTCGATCGAGCGCGACATCGACTGGAAGTAGCGCTCCAGCCGATCTGCCGACCCACTGGCCTTGTCGGCTGCGGCGGCGTTCTGGTCCAGCGCCCTGGTGCTTTCGACCAGGCCACTCGAATCGACCCGATAGCCAAGTTCGGCGATATCCATGAATCAGCTCCAGGTGTTACTCGGTTCGGGCGGCCGCTCGCGTGCCGCTGCTTGTTCTTCGCGCACGGCACGCAGGTAGGCGTCGTCCATTGCCATGAGCATTTCCACCTCCTGCGGCAGCACGTCGCGGCATGCCAGTTGCTGCCACGCACTCAGCTCGGCGTAGGACAGGGCCTCAGGACCGCTGCGACGGCGGCCGGAGAGCAGCCAGAACCATTCCCAGACGTGTGCAGCTTCTTCCGGCATGTCCACGTCAGGGGCCGGCTCTTCGAAGCGCGCATTGCGCGCGCGTCGTGTTTCGCCCTTGGCGTCCGGCATGTCGTACCGGACGGTCAGATACGTGGCGTCAGCTATCCGCGTCTTCAGCGCTGCGAAAAAACTCGGCGCGGTTGCCCAGCTCCACCTCCAGCTGGTCGCAGATCCACGGCAGCTCCTTCAACACCTTGCGCAGGGATTCGTCGGTGAGCGGAGGCTTGGCGCCGTGGAAGGTGAGATCGCCCTTCCACTCCCACGCGCCCACGGACGCCACGAGCATGTCGGTGCGACCCTGCTCCATCTTGGCGGCAGTGATCTTTCCCTTGCCCTGCAGGCGGTCGTCCAGCGCCTTGCGGCTGGCTGCGCGCACCTGCGGGTGGCTGTCGGGCAGCAGCGTGATGCGCAGGCCCACAGCGGCCTCGGTGGCGGGATGCTTGATATCGATGACGCGCTCAGCGGCAACGATGGTGGTCAGTTCGGTCATGGGTGATCCTTTGCGATCGATCCGGAGATGAAGCAGGGGAAGCCGGCCGGATCAGATCCGGCTTGTCAGGCGGCCGCCCTATACCCTGCTGTTCGGTTACGGGGTGACGGGCGCCGGAACCTCGATCGGTTCCTGGTTCAGGGCCAGCGAGTAGACGTGCAGGATGAAGTCCTCGTTGCGGCCACCGGGCGTGCGAGGGCCGGCGACCAAGCCGCGCATGTATTCGGTTTCGCCGCTCGGGCGCTCGACCTTGAGTGCATAGGTGATGTTGACGCCTGGACGACCGGCTGCACGCATGGCGATCTGTCCCGGATCCGCCAGATTGCGCGCCATCTCGACCTCGGGATCGCCGGCGTTCGAGATGCCCTTGCCCTTGAGAGCTACGGCGGTGTCCCACGTGTCATAGGTGACGATATTCGTGGTCAAACCACGCTCGCCGACGCTGCCGACCTTGGCGACCGGGACATAGGTCAACGCCTTGAACTGGGCCTCGGTCAGGTCGTTGTCCTGCGGCGTGACGCAGATGTAGAGCTTGGAACCACTGTTGGTTTGTGCCTCAGCCATTGCTGATATCTCCTCGCTTTGGGCATAAAAAAACCCGCCACGGGGCGGGGTTGGGGAACGAAAAAGGCCCGCACGATGGCGGGCCTATCTCAGTGGATATGGTGCTGATGATGTGGATTCGAACCACTGCCCCACGCGACGAAGGCCGACCCAATCCCATGGTGTGCTTGTCCATGGGCATGCATGCAGGCGCGTCTCCTGCGATCCCCGGCTACACCGACCGCGCCGGGACAATCCATCAGCGAATAGAGCTTGCCTCAGCTGTCGAAGCCGCGCCACATGATGGTCACCGGATGCATGTGCCGCTCCGGGTCTTGGATGATGGTTGATGTCCAGGGCTTGCGGTACACGCGCATGCCGGCGAAGGTCGTGCCCTTGGCGAAGGCGGCGATGATCTGATCGGTGATGCGCGTGCCGACCATGATTCCGCCGTCGGGGCGGTAGCACGCGGACAGCTGGCCGAAGCCCTGCAGCAGCGACGGGCCATCGTCGGCCATGCCGTAGTTCTGCGTTTCGTTCGGGAACCACTGCAGCTCCAGCCATGCGCCATCTGTCGGCGGTGTGAAGGCCAAGCCCGGGTAGGAGCATGGCAAGCCCTGCGCCGCGGCGAACGCACCGACCAGGCCTGCGAAGGCGTCGTAAATCGCGGTGTCGCTCATGGGATGCGTGCCTTCACCTTCGCGGTGACCTCGTTGACGATGAAGTCCCAGTTCTGCGTGGCGGCGCGCATGAAGCCCTTGCCCTTCTGCTCGTACTGCCGGCCCAGGCTGTCCTTGCCGCTGAAGCCGTGCTCCATACGCAGCGCATAGGCTGCAGTCCAGCCGGCCCACACCGATTCGCCCAGCTGCAGCGCAGCGAAGACCAGCGCGGGCTCACCGCTCTCCGATGTCGCGGGGCCATCCTTCGACGCCACCACCGAGTTGCGCAGGAAGCCGGTATCGACGGGCAGCTTGCCGCCCTTGCCCTCGGGCGTGTTCGCCTGGTCCATCACCGCCTGCGCGGACTCGCGGAAGATCGCCTCCTGTCGCTGCTTCGCCTTCTCCGCGAAGGCCCGCACCTGGTCACCGAACTTGCTTGCCACGTAGCACCTCCGCCGTCATGTCGATCCGGTACTGCTTCGTGCAGCGGCAACCGACGATCTCGTCTGCGCCTGCGCCGAGGCTGGTGTCGCCCGGGTAATTCATCAGCGCCCCGCTCGGCGACTGGAACGGCTCGCCGAAGATCCGCCGTTGCCCGTTCATAGCCTTGTGCGTGTGGCGCGTGCGCTTGTCGCCGGTGTCGGACCAGGTGCCGATGACGTTCTCGACGGGCAGGGCACCCGACTCGATCTGCTGGCGATACGCCTCCTCTCGGCCGGCGCTCATGCTGCCGATCGACTCAGTGCGGGCAATCATCTCGCCACGCAGCTGCAGCAGCCGGTCGGCATAGCGGCCAGCGATCTTGTCGATGTCCGCCTGCGATACCGGCTTGCCGGCGGCGATGGCGCGCTTGACGATCCCGTCCAGGCGCTTGTCGCGGCGCTTCCGACCGAAGTACTTCGCCATTTCCCTTGGGTCACCGCTGGCCAGCTCGCCGCGCATGCTCTGCACGAACTGGCCCTGCTGCGCTGTCAGCCCAAGCACGCCACCGGTGCGCCGGCCTGTGTCACCCACTCGCCCCACGATGTCCAGTGCGCTCTGGCGTGGATTGCGGCCGGCGACCATCCCGCTCTCCAGCACGTTGCGGATCAGCGTGCGCTGGTCGTTGACGATGCCGGTAATGAGGTTGCTGGACTTGTCGCGCAACCATGCCTCGGCGGTCGCATTGCGCAGGTCGAAGGTAGGGCGCAGCGCGGGCGAGCGCACATCCTGCCGTGGCCTGTAGTTGCCGGTGATGATCGGGTCCAGGCTGAGCCGCATCTTCGGCATCTCCGAGACGCCCTGCTGCCCTCCTGCCGCATAGGCGTTGCGCAGTGCTTCACCCAGATCCGCAAAGCGCGGCTCGTCCATCCCCAGGACGGTGAGCACGTCGTCGATGCGCCCGGCCTGCAGCAGGTCTGCGATGAGCTGCACGCCGGCCTGATTGGTGACCTCGGAGATCGCCCCGAGGAATGCGCGCGCGATGGCCGGCTCCAGCTTCGCCGCCAGCTGTTCGAGTTGGCGGGAAGTCGTTGCTGCCATCAGCGTCTCGCGTGGAATTCGTAGAGCAGCACCTGCCCGCCAGGGGACAGCGGCTGCAGGTCAATAAAGGTAAACAGATCGTTACCCAGCACAATGCGGTCGCTCAGGGTGGGCACGGTATCGATCGCGGTGCTGATCAGTCCCAGCTTGTCGCCCTTGAGCACCAGGGTGGCGTCCCGATTGGTGAGGCTGTATTCCAGCTCCACCACCTTGCAGTCGTGCCGAGTGGCTGGGCCCGGCTGCGGGTTGTGCGGCGGTCCCGTCGGTGCACCTGCGCGCTGCAGCTGGGCGGAGAAGCCGTAGCGATCGATCAAGCGCGTGGCCGTGGCCTGCAGCCGGTCGTAGAAGGTGCTCATACGACGAACACCGCAGGTCCGATGTATGGCGTCCGCAGCAGTGGCGCCAGGATCTCGTCGATGGCCGGCACGACTGGCCGGTTGGCCGGCTGCCCACCAGCTCCGCTGTCGGCGTAGGTCACCTCGATCGGCCCCACCTTCTCCCGGGTCACCGCCTCGGATGCCACGAAGTCGGGGGATAGGCTGCCCGGCCTGGCCAGCTCCCGCAGTGCCGCCTCATACGTTGCCCGCTCCACCTCGCCCGGGATCTCCTCCGGACCGATGAGCGCGCCTGCGTTGTCAGTTGCACCGGTGCGGGGCCACTCGTTGGGCTGGCCCCGCCCTGCGGTACGCACGCCAGGGAACAGGGACTGCCACCGGCCCGACGCGAGCAGCACCCGGTACCGGCCGTCGATGTAGTCGGTCCCGCGCACCAGGGCTGCCGTGCGTGCCGGCTCGCTGCCTGCGGCCCAGGCGGTATTCCCCCGGGCCAGGTGATAGTCGTCTGCTCCTGCCAGCGTGCCGTACATGCTCAGCTCCCGGTCTTGGTCTTCTCGTGGTCGTCCAGCGCGGCCTGCAGCTTGTCCACGCCCCAGCGCTTGTCGTGCCTGATGCCGCCGGCTTCCAGCTTGGCGATGAGGTCGACCTTCCGCTGATCGGCAGCGGTCTGCGCATCGATCACCGCCTGGGCCGCTGCCGCGGCGCCGGCCTTCAGCGTGTCGAGCGATGCGCTGATGCGTGCCTCCCGATCGACTTGGCCCAACGAGTTCCAGTCCTCCAGGGTCAGGGCCGAGGCCTTGAAGGCCTGCTGCACCACGTCGTCGCGGGTGACGCTGTCGCCGCCCTCGATCAGCAGGATGCTTTCGGGCAGGTTGAAGGTGCCCAGCAGGAACGGCTCGGTGTCGTCCTTCGATTCGCTCAGCACGTTGGCGGCAAGCCAGGCCTGCACCACGGCGTTTTTCTTGATGGCCGGCCAGTTCGGGACGGTGGCCGGCGAACCCGGGACCAGGGTGGTGCCGTCCGGCAGCGAGAGCGGCGATGTGTGGTTGTTGCTGATCTGCATTTGGATGCTCCGGTATGGCCCCGGCGGTGACGCCCGGGGCCGTGATGGATCAGATGCCGTCGACGTAGACGACCTGCTTGGGGAGGCGCACGTCCAGGCCGCCCAGACGCATCACGCCCGGGATGTCCCAGCGCAACGGGCCGCTCTGGTACACCGGCAAGAAGCGGTGCGGCATCGGCATGTGCAGCTTCAGCACATTGGCGTCGTAGCGGTACGCGATCATGCGTGCGACGCCGCCAGCACCCGCCGTGTCCAGGTCACGTAGACCGCGCACCGTCAGCTGTTGCCCGGTGGTAGCGGTGTAGACGTTGTTGGCCAGGAAGTACTGCAGGATGGTCATGTCGCTGTTGTCGCTCATCTTCTTGGTGGAGATGAGCATGAACTTCGACCACGGCAGCAGCAGGCGATCGGCGATCGCGGTGGTGTTGGTGCCGTTGAACACATTGAGGATTGCCGAGTTCATGTCGGCGACGATCTGGTCAGGCGTGGCGGTACCGGCGGCCTGCAAGGTGCCCCATGCGCCGGTGGGCGCTGCAACCGGCGTTACGCCGGCAGCGTTGAACAGGCCGGTAAAACCCTTGCTTGCGTCGCCCTGTAGCGCCACGCGGTCCACCATCACCTCCGAGGCACGGCGTGCGACGGCGGCGTCCTCGTTGGGCAGGTTGATGCCGAGCAGCTGCGCGCGCCCGACCTCTTCCCAGCCGTAGCCGTAGCCGATACCAGCGGTGTGCACGCCGGTCTGGAACTGCGAGCGGTTGGTGCCGGCCTTGGGGATGTCGTCGGCGTTGCCGTTGATCCAATCGGCCTTGCCGTACTGGTCCTGCGAGTAGTAGGTGACCGACGTGGCGAACTCGCTGCCGGAAGTGTCGACCGGGATCAGGTCGCGGTACTGGATGTCCGGATAAACCGTGCGGTAAACGCCGGGCTCGATGATCGTGGTCTGCGAGACCACGAAGCCCATGACTACTTGGGCGTCGAAGAGTGGATGTGCACGCATGCGGATAGGCTCCTTAGCCGAGACGGACGACGGCCAACTGGGCTGCCGCGGTGGTGCTGGTGTCCCAGCGGGCGCCATTGATGGCGGTGTTGTTGGTGGCGACGTTGGTGAACGCGCCGGCTGCGGTGAGGTACACGGGATCGCCGGCGGCGACGGCGACAGAAGCGGTCACCCAGATGTCGCCCTTGGTGATGACGCGCGCCGATGCACGCTGCGGGAACAGGTCCAGGCCAGTGGCCGAGCGATCCAGCAGCGTGATGCCGACGAACTTCAGGTTGGCGCCGCCGAACATGACGATGCCCTTGTCCGCCGTGCCCTGTGCCACGGCCAGGCCGAACGCGAGGCCGGCGACGTCCTCGACGGTGCGGGAGATGACGGTGGACGGGATCATCGTGGCCTGCATGCCGCGTACGGCTGCAGGCTGGATGTCCGGATAGTTGGTTTGCAGTGCCATGGCTTAGGCCCCCTGGTTCTTGGTGCGGTAATCGAGGCCGGCGACGGACGCGGCGTAGCCGTTGTCCTGCACGACGGTGCGGTGTGCGGCGCCATCGCTCAGTGCGCGCGCGACCGGATCGAACGGCTTGACGCCATCGGCGAGGATGTCGAAGCGCGCCTCGATGTAGGCGTCACCCTTGCCGGCGATGGCGGCGTCGCCGAGCTTGCCGATGACGGCCGCCTTACGAACGTCCGCATCGCTCTTGCCGCGATAGTCGGTGTCGTGGATCGCCTTGGCCGTGGCCAGCAGGTCGCCACGCGCCTGCACGCGCGCATCCAGGGCAGCGGCGTCCAACACTTTGCCCTTCAGGTCGTCGATCGCGGCGTCGCGCTTGGCGATCTCCGCATCCTTCAGCGCGAGGGCTGCGGTGTGGTCGGTTGCCTGGCGCGCGGCAACTGCGTTGGAGTCGGAGAGCTGGCGCTGCAGCTTGTCGATGGCCTGGGCGCCGGCGTCGGTGGTTTCGACGGACAGCCCATCGACCAGGACGGTCCGGGTCTTGATGTCAGGCATTGTTGATTTCCTCAGTGGGTTGTCGTCGCCGATACGAAGGTGTTCACCACCGCGCGCCCGGTCGACTAGCGCGAGATGGTTGTTGCGGATGTTTCGCTGCACGGCGTCGTACGGCTCGCCTTCGGGCGTCACGCCATCCTCGAAGACGATCTCGGCGGTGTAGCCCTGCGACAGCTCGACTTTGCCGGCCTCCCAGTCGGCGATGGCCGCCTTGTCCATGAGCACCAGCGGCACGCGCACGAACTTGTCGTCGTGCCGCACCTCGTCGCCGGTCTGGCCGACTGCGTACTCCTTCCAGTTGCTGGCATCGACCATTACCGGCGGGTGGTCGTTGGTCATCGGCCGGTGCGCGAAGCTGCGCAGCGTGGCGTCAGAGAAGACCTCCTCCGGCGGCCGGTACAGCCGCACGATGGGCATCTCCGGCTTGCCGACCTCCGACCCCAGGTAGTTCTGGATGCCGGTGCGCGCCACCTTTGCGTCGGCCACGAGGTAGCCGTCCGCGGTGCGGCGTGGCGCCGTCACCGAGACTCGATCTTTCAGAAACATGGTTCAGTCCTCGCGGAGCTCTTCGAAGATTTCCGGGCCCAGCACGATGCGGCCGCGGTAAGGCTCAACCTTCGACAGGTCGATGGGCGCCTTGGTCAGGCTGATGTGCGGGGTGTAGTCCGGGAAGTCGTGCGAGGCGCCTGCCCGGACGATCTCCTCATGGCGCCAAGCGAGCTGCGTGGACGCGAACAGGATCACCGCCGACATACCGCCCAATGGCTCGATGGCACGCGGGCCACCGCGCGGAATGATCAGCTCACCGCTGCTATCGCTGCTCCACTCACTCGCGTTGCCCGCCTTGATCCAGTCGAAACGCTGGCGCGAATAGGCCACCGTCACGTGCAGGTCGTCGGCGACGTCCGTGATGCCCTGCTCCCGTGCCCAGGCTTCGATCTCCGCCGCGTTGAGCACGTCCCGGCGCACATACAGTGAGCGAGGCTCCGCGTCGGTCAGTTGGTCGCCCTGGTTGCGCTGCGTCGCAGCCAGAGCGGCGGCTGCGCGCTCGTCCTCGTCCTGATCCTCCTGCCAGTCCGGGTTCGCCTTGGTGAAGTCGTCCATCGCCGATTCCAGGCCAGGCGCCACGCCCGCCTCGGTCAGCATGTTCACCGCCACCTCGGCCAGCACCTCGTCGGGAATGAGCTTGGTGTCGGCCAGGGTCTTGATCGTGTCGGCCGTGGTCTTGCCGTTGGTGGCGCGCTCGGTGTCGCTGGTCTGCCACAGGCTGCGCCAGCTGTAGAACACGTCCGCCGGGCGGGTACCGAGTGCCGAGCGAATCAGGCACTCGTCTGCGATCGACAGCGCCGGGCCAAGCGTCAGCTCCTGCCCCGCGCGGATCCGGTCGTAATAGTTGCGGATGTCCGTCTCGCCGCTGGCATTTAGCCCGCCCGGCGACTGCCCGAGCAGGCGTGTAATCGGGATATCAGCGGCGCCCGATACCAGTTGCATGAAAGCCAGCAGCACATCGGTGAGACCGGTGAAGGTGGCTGACTTCTGCTCGTACTCCTCGCCAGCATCCAGTAGCAGCGCGCCGTTGATGCCTTTCGCCATGGCCGCCAGCTGGAGCCGCTGCAGCACCTGCTGCTCGTATTCTGGATCCGACAGCATGGACATGAAGTTGGGGATCTTGATGACGTCGACCTTCGCCTCGAACACCAGCGACGCGATGTTCGCGCTCGTACTGTCCGCGCGCTTGACCTCGTCCATGATTGCCATCAGCACCGAGTCGCCCCAGCCATCACCGAGGTCGATATCGTCGTCCGGCTTATGCGCGCCGTGTAGCACGATGAGCCGTGAGGGGTGGATGACCACCTGCCCGGTGCTGCTGGTCATCGCGTAGAACGCAGGCTTGCCATAGCTCGGCGACTCCGGGTCGCGATCACGCTCACCGGACTGCAAGTACTTCCGCGTCACCACGTTGAGGTGCCGGATACCGCCCTTCTGGATACGCGCCGGGTCCAGCGGCAGATCCGGCCGAGGGTCGCCGGTACCGATGTAGATCGCGGCCCCGCCGAACAGCCGCGCCTTGGTGTGTGCCTCTAGCAGCTTCACCTGCAGGCCAAGCCGCTTCTCCTCCGCCTCGATGGCGCTGATCTGGTTCTGATCAGCGTTCCACGTCCGCCAGTTGCGGCAGCTGTCCAGCGCGGGGATGTCGATGATCTTGCGAGCGAGCCAGGTGCCGCGGTACGCGTTGCACGCATCCACCTCGGAGAGCATCGGCAGGCCGTAATGGCTGGCTGCTGCCTTGTCGCGCGACGTGCCCAGGTTGGCCACGAGATTGACCAGCCCGTCCTTCAATTGTGCGAGCTTGCCCATCAGAGTGCGTTTCCAAGGTTGTAGGTGCTGCCGGTGACCAGCTCAGCGAATGCGCCAGAGAGCGCGTCCACCTGGTCGTCGTGTTTGGCGTTGGGGAACTCGGCGATCTCGTCGAGGAAGGCGGCCACCCACGGGCCATTCACCAGCTTGATGTTTCCGGCCTCGGCCTGCGCCTCAACCGGTGTTGCGCGGACCTCCTTCGATCCGGATTCGAGCTCTGCCTTGATATCCCAGCCCGCCAGCAGCTTGACCTGGTGCGCGGCATTGGACTTACCGGCAGCGCCGGGATCCTGCGGGATGCGCACCTTGATCGTCCTGCCGTCCTGCCGCGCCGTGTTCGTCAGCATCCGCTCCACGCCGGCGGGCGACACCTGGTCGCGGACGACATCGAGCACGTAGTAGATGCCGGCGACCTCCCCGAGCAGCAGGCCGACCGTGTAGTCCGGGTCGCTGCTGGTCTTCTCCTTCGGATCGGTCGCCGCGAAGTCCCAGCGCCGAACCTTGCGCGCCGCCGAGATAGCCGGCGCTGCTTCCACAACCTCAAACCATTCCCGCTTGAACGTGCCGCCATCGCGCGGCGTCGGCCGCTGCTGGTATTGGCCAGCATAGGCGTAGCTGCCTTTCGCGCGCTTCAGCCGATCGACCTCGGCGCGCGGGAAGCGCTCTGGGAACAGCAGCTCGCCTTCCTGCGTGCGCGGATCCTCGAAAAACAGCTCCCCGTCGATGTACGTGCGGCACGGCCCGCCCGTCTTCTTGCCGTCCTTGTCTATCCGCTCCTCCTCGAACTCCATCGGGAGGTTGAGGTGGACGAAGCCCAGGTCCAGCTCCATCGCCACCGCCGCAATGTCCCGCTGGTGCAGGCGCTGCATGATGATGACCATGGCCGACGACGTGATGTCGTTGAGGCGGTCGGTGATGCCCTCGCGGAAAATGCGGACTGCGGTCTTGCGCTCGGCGTCGCTCTCGGCGGTTTCGGTCGAGTGGGGATCGTCGACCTTGACCCGGTCGCCGCGGCCGCCGGTCATTGAGCTGAAGGGGCGAGCTTCGCTGAAGCCGTTGCCGGTGTTCTCGAACTTGCCCTTGGCGTTCTGGTCGCCGCGAAGCTTCATCGGCCAAGCGGCCTGGTACTGAGCGCTGTCTATGAGGCGCCGCAGCTTGAGGTTGTCGCGCAGGACGTTCGGCTGGCTGTAGGAGGTGGCCAGCGTCTGCAGGTCCGGGCGGCCGCATGGCCCCCACTCCCACGCCGTCCAGAACACCAGCACCAGCGACTTCATCATGCCCGGCGGCACGGTGATCAGCAGGAACTGGATGCGCCCCTCGGTGACAGCCTCGAGGTGCTGGCACATCGCCCGCAGCGCCCAACCGATCTTGAGCGGCCTGGTCGGCTCCAGCACCCGCCAGTGCTCGCGGATGAAACCCTCCAGCGACTGCGAGCGCGCCCTGATCCCTTCGACATCCTCGGCAATGCGCTGGCGTTCTCGCTCAGCTGCCCGGCGTGCCCTCTCCGCTCGGATCTCCGCCAGCGTCGGCAAGCGGACCGAGGATCTGTTCGAGGCGGTCGAGTTCATCGTCAGTGATCTTGCTCAGGTCGTAGGTGCCGATCGCCCCGGTGTGATGCCGCTTCTCGACCAAGAGCCCGGCGAGCTTGCCCTTGCCCATGGTCGCGGTAACCGCGGCGCTCGGCTGCTTCTCCTTCAGCGCCATGCGGCGCGCCTGCTCAAGCTCAACCATCAGGCTGTCGACGGTCACCTCCGCCTTGGCGGCGACGCGCTTCTGCCCCGCGCGCACGGCTGCAGCGACCGCAGGAAGCTTCAGCAACCGCGAACCCTGCTGCTTGGCGGTCTTCTCGCTGTACCCGGTGCGGATGGCCGCCTGCGCTGCGTTCTGGTCTTTCAGGTACTCAGCGACGAAACGCTGGATCCTGGGCGTCAACTTTGCCGATGCACGCGCCTTGAGCTTGGGTTTCTTGTTGGGCATGAGTTTGGCCCTCCGGGTGGGGCCGAGATCAGGTGAGTCGATCGCTACCGCCGACTGGGCGCTCTGGGAGGATTCGGGGGCGGCGCGGGCCTGGCACCCTTGGGTGGTGGATTGCTGCCCTTGCGGCCAGCTTCTGGATTCCAGTAGGACAGGCTCATAGGCTCACCTCGGCGGTAGATTGGACGGCTTGATATCGGTCAACGGCTTCGTCGCGCTCGGATTGGGCAAGCTCGCAGGCTCGTACAACTCGCGCCGCACTTGCCCCGCGTAGTCGGTCTTGTTCAGCAGCTTCTGCGGCAGCGGCGGCACCACCGGACAGACGGCCGGTTTCACAACCTGCCCACAGCCGCCGAACCCGGCCAAGCTCGGAGTCACGGCCAGCAACAGCAGCCGCAATGCGCGCGTCGTAGTCAGCATCGATCTTGTCCTCTCGGGTGGTGGCCTTATCGCCTGCTTGCTGTGCGGATGCGGCCTGCTGGTGTTCGGTGGCGCGTGCTGCCTGCTCGCCGGCCAGGGCACCCAGTGCAGTGCCCGCCTCCTGCTCGCTGGCGGCACCCTCAGCGCGGTCGCCGCGCCAGGCCCAGCCGGCACCGAACATGGCGGCCGACCACAGGAGCGTGGCGATGATTGCAATGGCATGGCGGTTCATGCGGTCACCGTATGCAACCAGGGCTTCACCAATTCCCAGAGCCACGGCACCAGCCAGAACAACAGCGCGAAGATCGCTGCACCGGCTAGCCCGGCCACGACCAGAAGCGCAGTAAATGCGCCATCCAAGCTATTTCCATACATGGTCAGATCCTTGCGTTGGTGTAGGAGATCCAGAGCCAAGCCAGCGCGGCCAGCAGAAGGCCGCACAAGGTGGCGATCAGCCAGCCGGGTGGATCGCGTGGAGGCGGCAAGCCGCGGTCCCAGTGGTCGGCCATGTCAAGAGCCAGCCTCTCGCTGCGCCCGGTAGTAGTAGCCACCGATGGCACCCATCAACGGCCCCAGATTGCCCAGGAGCAGCATGAGCACGTCCTTATTGCCCGCCGGGATCTCAGAATTGACGAGCACGGCGATGGCCAAGCCGTAGAGCAGGAAGACGATCAGCGCGATCCCCAGCCGGGCTGTTCCCATGTTCCTGGTGATGAAGGTCATGGGGTAACCGCCGATGCTCCCATCACCAGGCGCATGACCAGGCGCGACACTGCGCGCTTATCGCGCTCGGTGGCATCGCTGAACATCTCCCAGCGGAACTCCTGGATCACTGAGCCGAACTCCAGCCAGTCTCCCTTGCGTGCCGCTGCCCACAGGTCGGCGCTGTCGCGCACCACCGTGGCACCGATGATGTCGGCAATGGCGATGATGTACGGCAGCGAGCCGCGCATTTCCGGGTGCACCGCCAGCAGCTCGAAGAATCGACCGCGCAATGTCTCCTGAGCTTCCATGACGTCCTCGGTCAGCTCCAGGGTGGCGGCGCGCTCACTCTGCTCACGGGTTTCGATCGCACGGCCGTAGCCCAGACGCAGGACGTGTCGGCTGTCGCGACGTGGGCGGGTTGTCCGCCCCCAGCATTCCTGCAGCAGCAGCACCGCCTCGTTGAGCGATTCGCGCTCTGCTGTTAGCAGGGCTTCGTCGTCCAGGTCCGGCATCGTCATGCGCTCCCAACCTTGCCACCGGCCTTCTTGTACGCGGCGATGAGCTTTTCGATCGCGTGCTCCGGCTGGCCGTAGCCGGCGCCGGGCAGGCTTGCCCACAGGTTGCGGACCTTGGCCACCGCTTCAACGAAGCGACCGGCCTGGATGTCGGCGATCGCGCGGCGCTCCTTGATCAGCTGCAGCGCCCACCGGTCCTGCGAGAGTGGGCCGAAGTCCGGCAGCTTCAGCAGGTCGCGGTAGTGCGCGTAGTCCTTGAGCATGAACTGGTAGCGGCCAGACGCGTTGCTGGTCAGCCCCTTCGCGTTGATCGCCTTCGACCTGCGGCCGCCGGCGAAGGGATGGCGGCAGTAGTCAGTGAAGACCTCCGGCTTGCGATCGGCACCGGTGACGATGACGTCATACCCATCGTTTTTCGTGGCCGAGCTGGTGGAGGTGCCCTCCGAATGCGCAAGCATGTCCAGGAAAGCCACGACGTTGCGGCCACCGGCTTGTTCGGGCGTGATGACCGCCATTGCTGCCTCCAAACAAAAAGCCCCGCCGGCTGGCAGGGCTGGAGCCGCGCGTCGGCGGCGGAAATAGGTGCCGGTTACGGTTCCGGCGCTGCATGCGCAGCCGTCTCCCGGGCGTCTCTCGACGAGCCGGAGCTGCCGCGACCAGGAACTCCCAGTCCAAGCGGCGATAGGTGCCCGCCCCGCTGCCGGCTAGGCACGAGGGTTGATCCGGTCTGGGATGCGGGCATTAAAAAAAAGGGGCGACCATTGAACGCTCCCCCAGGTGTTGTGTTATGGGGCCTCACTCACGGAGGCCACCGCGTTGAAGATGCCACACACATACCCACGGCTGCAGGCACTTATCCGGCTTGGACACTGCTATGGGCCGCGCTGGGAAGCGCTTGTAGCGCGCGACCTCGGCGTCACCCGACTTGAGCTCTCCCGCTGGCTGCAGCGCGAATCAGTGATGCCTGCGGCGTACGTCCCGAGACTCGTGTCCATGGCGAGGCGAAGAGGAACCGAGCTGCGGGCAATTTGCGATGCTCTAGCCCTCATCGAACGCAGCCACGCTTAGGTAACGGCGAGCACCGCCGCGATAGTCCTGTCCCTTCAGCAGGTCCGCTGCGCCGCGCTGGTCCCGCCCAGCTGGGCAGATCGCGGCAGTGCTCTCCGATAGGTACCGACCGCCGCCGGCGGATGGGTGGGCGGCGTCATGTCGCCGGCCCGTGCGCGATCCCGGCGCGCAGCGCCTCGCTTCTCGACGAGGACCTAGCACGCCGGCAGCGGTCGGTATTTGGACCCCAGAAACGCGAAAACCCGGCGCTTGGCCGGGTTTCAGGGGGAACTTTTGACAGTTGCAGAATCAGACCATTTTGGTGTGCAACTTGTCAACGGTCACGAACTGCGGTCCCAGGGCCCCCACACAATAAAGGCAAGCGGGGTTCCGTCTGCCGCATCGGGCGCAGGAAACTGCTGATAGCGGCGTTCCTGGGATGCTCCCCAAACGTCGAATTCCGCACGCCAATCAGAATTGCGGCTCAAATTGCTAAGGTGTAGAAAGTGGTCAAGCGGGAACGATCTGCGGCGCCCTTCGCCGTGCCGCTCACACATCTCATCAGGTATTTGATTCAACCAACTGAAGTCTGGCATTACCGTTCCCGCTCATGCGGCCATCCTGCCGCCCATGAAGTCTATCCCGCGCTGCAGCTCCCGGCGGTACTGCCATATTGAAAACGTGCCGCCGTACTGCTCTGCCACCATCCGCGCCTTTACGGCCTGGCTCGCCGCGACGGTGAACTCGGTGCGCACCACCATCACACGCAGCGGGAACTGCCTGCTCATTGACGCTAGCGCCCGGTCGATCCAACGAAGGTCGTCGGGAATACCGATATCGATGGCGACCTCCGGATTGTCGTGCGGCCGGTCGGCGTCGTTCCTTGCCCGGATCGGATCGACTGCCCAGGACGGGATTTCGCCCAGCCCTGTCAAGCCAGCCTGCTCTGCCATGAAGCGCCGGCGCTGGCGACCGTCTCGCTCGACCAGCTCGCAGAACGCCTGCTCCACCGTCTTGGGCGCGTAGTCCTTGGCGTTGTCCAGCACGTGCCGGCTGCGGTCGGCGCGGCTCAGCGTGTAGCGATTGGCGTGGGCATATCCCCAACGGCGCAGCTCATCGAGCAGCGGATCTTCATTACGCCGCATGGCGAAATTCCTCCAAGGTTTCATCATCCAGCCGGAACTGCGGCAGCCTGCCGTCGTCCTGGCACATCCCCATCTGCCGGCTCTCGTTGCCCTTGCAGTGCACGATCCCCAGCGTGCGGTCGCGGCAGTTGCAGAAGGCGCACAACCCGCGCTTGCGCACCGCGGCGGCGTACCGCTTGCGCAGCAGCTTTTCGTAATACGCCTCCGGCCGGCTCAGGTTGGTCGGGTTGAGCGTCATGCAGCGAGGGCTCCCGGCTGGTGCTTCTGCTCGTGCCACAGCGCCAGCAGCAGCGCCTCGGCGCGGCCGTCATCCTTCTTGCGCTGCAGCTGCGACGCGGCGGACGGGAACCGGCGGATAGCCAGCTGCCGCGAAGCGTCCTTGTCCTGACCGATCAGCCCGAAATGGCGCTTCCAGCTCTGCGGCTCGGCCAGGCTGAAGGGGATACCCATCACCTCGAGCACCGCCTTCGCCTTGGCGTAGCTCTCGCCGAAGTTCATCGACGACTGCGCGCCGGCCTGCCGGCCGTCTTTCGGCGGCATCGCGCGCACCCGCTCCACGCAGCCGGCGAAAACGGCGCCGGGATGCTGGCTGCGGATCTCGCGGATGAAGACCGCGATCGCACGCGCATCCACTTCCTGCTTCTTGCCGACCGTCATCGTCGGCATGTCGAGGATCGGGCCGGCCTCACCATCGAGCAGCGCGGCAACGGCGCCGGACATGCCGGGGTCAATTCCGAACACCACGCGCAAGGTCATGCCGCCACCTGCTGCTGCAGCTGCGCGCGCCGGTCAAGCAGGTCGTCGCGCAACTCCGCGTGAGTAATCCGGTGGTTGTAAGTGCCGAGCAAGGTGCGCACCGGCAAGGCATTACGCACGCAGTCGGCGCGCCGTGTGCCTACTGTGCCGTCCCAGCCAACGTGCACGTTGTGGTTCACCTTCCTTTCCATCAGCTTCTTCATGACGGTACGCGTCACTTCGTTGATTTCGTCGGTTAGCAAGTTCATCCCTGCTTCTCCAGCGCGGCCAGCAGTGCGTCGGCCTGCTTCAACGCGTCGTGTGCGATCCACTCGCTGACCTTCATGTCTTTCGCGGCCGCGTGCCGTGCCAAACGGTTGTAGCCGTCCTCGCTCTGGATGCTGCCGACGATCCCTTGCATCGCCGCCTTTGCAAACTCTTCGCGCTTGGTCAGAGTCTCCACACGCTGATCGCCGTTCGAGATCAGCTTCGCTGATTGCTGGATGCTCATGCCGCCTTCCTCCGCTCTGCATCGGCCTCGTCCCACCCTTCGCGCCATGCCTCGCGAAGCAGCGCGCCCTCCTCGCCCATGGCGTACTTCGGCGAGTCGTCGCGCTTCTTGCTGGCCTGACGTGCGCGGTGGCCGGCGAGCCGGGCGTTCTCGTATTGCTGCTGGTTCATGCTGCCCTCGTGATGTTGAGTAGTTGGTCCTGATAGTCCTGCCAGGCTTCAGTGCCGCGGCCGCCCAGGACGTCGAACGTCCAGGCGCGGAACTCGCGGGCGTGGTGCTTGAAACTCGGTCCGAAGACCTCGCGCATGCGATCGCGGGTCATGCCCCGCATCTGGTCGCCGTCGTGGTGCCAGGCGCCGAGCGCGACGACTGCGTGCTGGCCGATCTGCTTCTGGCCGTGCAGGTCGCCGAGGTTGCGGTGGTGAATCTGGGTTTGGCCGCACTGGATGGAGCGCTGCAGGCCGGCGGCGATGCGCCAGCGGCAGACGACACAGCCCAATGCGCGTACTGCGTCCTGGTACGCCTGCTCGGCGCGAGTCGCTGGCTTGATCGCGCGCTTCATGCGGCCTCCGCCAATTCGCAAAGCCCCAGGTCGGAGGTGCAACCGCCGCCGGGCTGCTGTTGGAAGAACAGGTCGAACTGCCGACCGCCACGTCCGGTGCGGCTCCATTCCACGACCTTGTGGATCCGCGAGTACTCCCCTGGCGTGTCCGCATCGGTGGGGTCCTTCATTGGTGCAAAGAACGTTGCTGACTGGCGCTTGCTGACCATCGCCACGATCGCCTCCCACTCGGCGATGCGCTCGATGTGCTCCGGCGCGAGGTCGGCGATCAGACGTAGCTCGTCCTTTCGGCAATTGATGCACGGGAAACAACCGACACGGCCGAATCCCATGGCGTACAGAGGGTTGGGAAGAATCCCGTGTCGCGAGTGATATGCCCAAACGTCCTTGAGCTTCCAATCGAAGATCGGGCGCCATAGGTACGAGCCGGACTCGTGCCGGTTATAGATCGGCTGCCTGGCGCGGTTCTCGCTCTCTTCGGCTCGGATGCCGACCCACTGCAGGACCGGCCCCGACTTCAGCATCGGCAGCACACGCTGCTCGACGATCGGAAGAACCTTTAGCTCTTCGGTGCAGAACTGCGCACCTCGTGAGGGAAATCGGCCTTTCAGGATGCACAGATCAACGAACGGATTGCCGCTCGGCGTGTGAAGTGCTGCGGATCGATCGACGATCTCCTGCGGGATGCCCTGCAGAGGCCAGACGCGCAGGATGTAATCGCGATGCCGCGCCAGATCAGCAGTCAGGTCGGCGCGTACCGTCTCGATCTTCGGCCCGCCGGCGGGTTGCGCCAGCGTTGCCACATATTCGAGGGTGATCTCGTGCTCATTGCCCGTATCGGCGAATACTGCTTGAAACTGCCTTTCGGACTCGATTGCCTTGAGATACGTGGCGGTGCTGTCCTTTCCGCCGCTGACGCTGACCAGATGCTGCACGGTCTTCATGCAGCCCTCCGCGCCGGTGCCGGCAGCGTGCCCTGCCCGTTGGCCATGAGCCAAAATTCGGCCAGCACGTCGTTGATCAGCACGTGCGCGTAGGCGCTGCCGATGTGGCGAGTGATGCCCTCGAACAGCCGGCGGAACTCGTCTTCATCCATCGAGTCGAACGCCAGCGAGCGCGCGACGGTGACGGGGATCGTCTCGATCCTCGGCAGCACTTCGCGCAGCAGCTTCGCGGCACCAGGGCCGAAGGCTGCATCTGACGCGGCCAGCACCGCGGCTACGACTGGCGTGGCGTCCATGTCGATCTGCTCGCAGCAGACGTTCGCCTCGCGCTGCAACTGCTTGATCGCCTCGTGGCTGTCCAAGCCTTCCCAGCCCTCGACGTTCTCGACCATCAGCTGGCCGATTTTGTGCAGCAGCCGGTGGCGCCAAGCGTCGCGCGGCGCCTTGATTTCCAGCCGGACCTCCTGGCCGCGCCGATAGCCGCGCTGCTTCATCAGCTCGCGGTCGACCGGGTGCTCGGCGAGCATGGCCAGCCGCTCCTCGCCGGTGTCTATCACCACCACGCGCTCGATCAGCGCATAGATGGGGCGCGATGCGCGTTTGGCGCGGATCTTCTTCGCTGCTGCAGTCATGGTCATGCGTCAACGTCCTTGCGCGGCGCGCGCGGAGTGAGGTTGCGGAAGCCGCGTGCGCGCGGCGCCGGCTTGCCGTCGTCGCTTTCGATCGGCGCGGGCTGCCAGTAATCGGGCAGGTTCTGGAACTTGAAGCGCTCGGGCATGTAGAGCACGCGCACCTCGCCAGGCGGTCCACTGCGCTGCAGCGGAACCAGCAGCTCGGCCGTGCCCTTCCAGCGGCTATCGCGGTGGTACACCTCGTCGCGGTAGATGAAGATCACCGCATCGGCGTCCTGCTCGATCGATCCGGAGTCACGCAGATCCGCAGGCTGCGGCCGCTTGTCCGGGCGGTCCTCCAGCTTGCGATTGAGCTGCGACAGCAGTAGCACCGGCACGCCCAGCTCACCGGCCAGCAACTTCAGGCCGCGACTGATATCGCCGACGCCATTGGCGCGGTTGTCGCCCTGGATCTCCATCAGCTGCAGGTAGTCGATGACGATCAGGCCCAGCGGCTTGCGGGCGTGCTGCCGGCGTGCCTGCGAGCTGACGTGCTCGACGCGTGCGCGGCGCGGCCGACTAACGAAGATGTCCGCCGCGCGCAGCTTGCGCATCGCGCTGGTGACGTTGGTCCAGTCCACGTCGTCCAGATCGCCGGAACGGATCCGGTTGCCGTCGATGCCGCCGACTGAAGCCAGCATGCGGTCGCCCAGCTCCTCGGCCTGCATCTCGAAGCTGAAGACCGCGACCGCTTTGCGCAGATTGAGCGCGACGTGCTCGGCGATGTTCTGGGCCAGCGTGGTTTTGCCCATCTTCGGGCGCGCCGCCAGGACGTACAGGCCGCCCGGCTTCAGGCCACCCAGCAGCGTGTCCAGGTCGTCGATGCTGGTGGTAATGCCGTGGATGCCGCCGCCGTCACGGGAGCGCTCGCCCAGCCGCTCGAACACGCGATCCATCACCGGCGCGACGGATTCCAGTTCGCACGGCTGGCTGTCCATCAGCGAGCCAATGCGCGATGTCGCGGCGCCGATCAGCTCAATGCTGCTCTGCCCTTCTGGGTTGTAGCCTGCGTTGGTGATCTCTGTGCCGATTTCGATCAGCCGGCGCAGGCGCGCCTTGTCCGCCACGATCTCCGCATAGGCGCGGATGTTTGCCGCCGACGGCGTGGTGCTGGCCAGTTCGATCAGGTACGCGCCATCTGCCACCTGCTCCAGCAGCCCCTGCGCTTTGAACCAGTCGCCCATGGTCACCATGTCGAACGGGCGGCGGGGGTTGGCTGTCGCCATCTCGCGAATGGCGCGGAAGATCAGCATGTGGTCGCGACGGTAGAAGTCACCCTCCTCCACCAAGTCGGCGATGTCGTCCCATGCGCGGTTAACCAGCATCAGGCCGCCGAGCACGGCCTGTTCGGCGTCCACGCTGTGTGGCGGCACGCGCAGCTGCTGGAGGTGATCGGGGCGGTCGCCGCGCTCGGTGCCGTATTCGGCGGCCATGCGCTCGATGTCGTCGTGCATGCTCATGCGGCCACCTGTCCTGCGCGCGCCTCAGCGTCGCGCACACGCCGGTACTGCTCGCCAATGGTGGTCAGCGTGTAGCCGGTCGCCGGGTGCAGAAACCAGATCTTCTGCCAGTTGCCTCGCACCGCGTTGCGGAACACCGCCCGCCAATCGGAGTAGCGCTTTGTGGCCCCGCTGTAGCGGTCAGCGAAGGACAGCCAGGCCAGTTCGATGAACTCCTCGGGGATCGCCGCCTTCTCCGCCCAGCTGAACACCGGGTCGTCAGCACGGATCGCATCCTCGTCACCGAGCGACGCATTCCAGCTGTCGAAGGTCTGCATGCGGGTCTTCGGCGAAGCACTGGCGGATGCTTCGCTGTTGTTGCTTATTGGTTCTTTACGGTTAGACCGCAGCTGCTGCGGGGGTGACTGCGGCATTTGCGGGGGTTTGTGCGGATTTTGCGGGGGTTCCACCGCAGCTGCTGCGGGGGTGCAGCCACTGCGGGGGTGCAGCTGCTGCGGTGGTTGATAGGCATCCGGATTGATGACGTATCGCGTGTGCCGACCGTTCGCGCGGTCAGCGGTGACAAGGCCGACCGACTCCAGCCAGCGGATGGCGCCATGCACTGTCCGCTCGCTCAGACAGGTGCGCTCGCAGATGGTCGGAATTGACGGCCAGCAGTGACCCTGGTCGTTTGCGTTGTCAGCAAGCGAGATGAGCACCGCCTTGGGCGACGGTGGCATGGTCATCGGCCAGCACTTGGACATGATCAGCGTGCTCATACCAACCGCCCTGCCCGCTCCATGCGCTTCACCTGGTGACCGCTCCGCCCCTCGCACTCGCGTTTGAGGTCCAGCCAGTAGGCGCGTGCGAGGTTCTTCTTGCCGGCGCTTTGCGCCTTCCTCAGCAGCTCCGCCAGGCGGCGGATGCGGCGCTCCCGGCGCCAGTCTTCGAGCAGCTGCTGGATCATGCTGCGGCCCTCGTGACCTTCGCTTCGGCGAACGCGGCCTGCGCCATCTGGCCGAAGATCGCCTGCAGCTGACCGCACAGGGTCGCCAGTGCCTTCGCCTCATTGAGGGTGAGCACCTGGTCTGCATACGAATCGGCGATGAGCTTGCAGAGCTTGCCCTTCAGCTCACCGGCATCCAGCAGGGATTCGACGACACCGCCGGCCAGCGTCACGTCGGCGCGCTGGACGATGAAGTCGTGCTCGGCGGCCAGGGCGTGCAGGATCCGGAAGTCGCCGCTCAGCCCCATGATCTCGCTGGCTTCGGCCAGGGTCAGGTGGTGCGTGCGCGTGTTCGGGTTGACCTTGCTGCGAAGCACGGCCGCAGACATCGGCTTCTCTTCGCCGCGGTCGTTGATGGAGATGAGGCGGGTAGCCAGGGCAATGCTGCCGCCCGGGTAATCGCGGACGGTCTTGTGTGCTGCATCGGAGATGTTCATCGGCGGGATACCTGAACGTGGTTCGTGAAGGGACCATCCGCCACGCTTTGCGCCATGGACGCACTGCAACGACGGATCAAATCAGCGAGAAGAAGGGCCCCAAACGTCACGACGATCGTGCGTGTGGGCGGCAATGTGTTTGGGCTGCGGTGGGTCGACGGCCGGATGGTCGTAAAGCTGTTACGGAAGGGGAGCTAGGTGGGCGCCCGCCAACCGGTACGATGGGATTTCCACACCACCACCGACACCGGAGACGGACAAATGGGCGAGCTTTTGGATCGTGCGTTGCAGCGTCAGTTGCTGGAGACTCTTACGGCTGCCTACCCCGCCGGCCTCGACTCGCGAGAACTGGGGCACCTGGTTCAAGGCAATGCCTTGAGGGTCAACATCACGTACCTGGCAGAGCACGGCCTTGTCGCAGCCAGGTTCTTCGACGACATGAGCGAGGGCCCGCAACTCGGATCTGCGAAAGTCACCGCGAAGGGCATTGATTTCCTGGCCGACGACGGCGGGCTCGGGGCAATCCTTGGTGTGGTCACGATCAAGCTGCATGAGGACACTCTGCTTCGCCTGATTGAGTCGAAGGTTCGCGATTCGGATCTGCCGCCGACTCAAAAGACGCGGTTGCTCGATCAGCTTCGCAAGCTGCCTGCCGAGACCACAAAACACCTCGCCATGAAGCTGGTGGACGCGGGTCTGAAGCACGCCCCTGATGCACTTCAGCTACTTCAAAATGCCGTGAGCTAGCAGTCATGCGACGCATCAGCAGCCAGCTGCTTTCAGTGAGACCGATGCAGAACTCGTCAACATCGATCGCTCCGTGCTCGTCCTCTACGAAGAGACCCCGCGGAGCTGCCACGAGCGCGACAATTTTCACGTCAGGCAGCATCGGCAACCTCCCCTTCGGGGTTGGCTGGCGCTGGGCCGAAGACGTCGGGGCGGGCCAGGCGCAGGTATTGCAACCTCGCTGCGGGAATACCGCTGCGTCGCCATTCGCTGACCGACGGTGGCTTTACGTCACAGAGACGGGCCACCGCGAACGTGCCCCCCAGAGAATCGATGATTTGATTGGCGTCCATGGGCACCGATTGTTAGGCATTCCTACCCATTTGGCAATAGGCATTCCTACTTCGTCGATGGTTAGGCTTGCCTAATGGAGACTTGGGCCGAACGGCTGCATGAAAGAATGGTCGCCGCTGGCAAAAAGCCGGCGGATTTGGCGCGTGCGTGCGGGATACAGCCGGGCTCGGTCAGCGGTTGGTTTGGCCAGGGCAAGCCAACGAAGATGATTTCGGGCGACAACCTGATCGCAGCGGCTTCATTTCTCGACGTCAGCCCCGAGTTCATCATGACGGGCCGAAGCGGCGTACGTCGCGAATCTCATCCTGTGGGACTAGATATCGAGAAACTAACGGCCGTGCTTGCTGTTGTTGAGGGCGCGATCAGGGACAGTGGAAAAAGCGTTCCAGCGAGCTTCAAGGCTCGAATGATCAAGCGTGTTTACGAGGGCAAGCACGTTCTGACGGCAGAAACCGCGGATGCAGTTCAGGCCGCGATTGCTGGAATTCTTGAGACCATAGGAACCGATTGATGGACGCGATTGCATTGCTACGTGAGGACCTGGCTACGATGCTGGCCGAATCTGGCCTACCCTCGATAGATCCACTAGATCAGCTTCATCCTCCAGTAGACGCTTCGCCCCGGGCGCGCAAAGTCAGGTCCATCATCAGGATCGCGGACCAATACGGGTGGCACTCTGCCATCACTCATTTTCTGGATTTAAAGCGCGCGAGTTATTTATCCGATCTCACGATGCCGCAATTGGAGGACCTGCTCGACCGGATGCATGGCTACGTCGACGCGGCTGAGATTGGCGCGAGCCTCCCCGATTACGCCCCAGCCTACTAAAACCACAAATCGAAGGATCGAATATGGCGCTCGTCTCGTGTCAAGAGTGCGGACAGCAGGTCAGCGACAAAGCCGCCGCGTGCCCTGGTTGCGGCGCGCCGCCGTCCTCAGCCGTGATCGCTCCAGTTGCGCACCACAACAATGCTTCGGCGAAAGGCAGCATTTTTGCCAGGCTAGTAATGTGGATGGTCATCGGCGTGGGGGTGATCGTGGCGCTTTTCGTTCTCTCGGCCGTGGTGGCCGGGATCCTTGAAAACCCAGTGTCCGACGCGCAGGGCGTCATCGATCGCCAGCTTGCAAGTGATTTGAGGCACGAGTTCGATCAGAAGAATGCCACTTATACGAGGCTCAACGGTAACGTCTACGTGTGCAGCACCATCTTGCTCAATCGACCCGGGACCGGACCGCTCGCAATGGACAACGTACGCCAGCGCATCATCGTCACGATGTATCGGACCGGCGCTGGGCTCGCGATCATGGACGGTAGAACGGATCCTGCCGGGCAAGCGGAGTTTGCATCCGACTGGGCTGCGCACTGCCGGTAAGTAATTTCTGAAGCATGGGAGCCCTGGTCTACCGGGGCTTTTTTTTGCCACAGCAAAAAAAGTTAGGTATTCCTATTGACAGGATTCGTAGGAATGCCTAACTTGTCTCCACGCCACAACGAACCCGGATCCCGTCCCGGGAAGTGGCATGGAGACTCTGGATGTCCAGCAACCGCTGCCACCCGTACCACCCGCAATGCGGCTGCGCGACCTGCAGCCGTCATGAGCTGTCGGACGAGCGCGCCGACGTCCTGGCCGGTGCCCTGCACCGCTCTGGCTTCGTTCTGAGCGAAGCGCTGGGCGAGCTGACGACCGAGCAGCTGGCTCTGGTTGCCGGCCACCTCGCGGACGGCAACGACACCGGCGCGGCAGAGATCCTGCGCAGCGCCGTCGGCGACTACCTGTCGCAACTGATCAGCGGCCGCATGGACGACGTGGACTGCACGCGCATCGAGGCGGTGCAGCACTACCTGACGGTGTACGAAGCCAAGCCGGCACCTGTCGCCGTGATGCCGTGGCGGGCTGCCGCATGAGCGCCGTCATCCCCTTCCCTGTTTCTGCCCGCGGCGCCGACCTTGTCCGTGCCATCGCCACGGAGCGCGGCTACGGCCCGGTGGTCGCCGGTCAGCTGGCCCGAACCTTCCGACCCGACAACGTGCGCCCTTTGCGGGTGCAGGCATCGCAGCACGTTCGCGAGCCTGACGAGTCGGCGACCGCGTTTGGCGACGGCCCGGAGGCTGCGTGATGGACAAGATGGACGAGAAGGAATTTCAGCGCCACATGCTGCGCGAGGACGTGCCGTTCGCCCTGATCTGCATGGCCGTGGGCGCTGTCCTGACGCTGGTAGCCCAGGCGGTGTTCCTGTGACCGGCCGCCGCTACACCAGCTTTGCGTGGCTGTGCGCGGTGGTTGTTGTGCTGGTGGTTTTCGGCTGGTTGGCCAATAGCCGCGACGCCGATCTGATCGCCCAAGCGCTCCACACGATCGCATTTTTTCTGGCTCTGCATCTGCCCGAGAGCTGGTGCAACGCACGAGCACGTGCGCACCGCGCCCAGGCGCAGCCGGCCATCGACATCCCCCCTGATTTTCCCGAACAGCCGCGCCGCGGCGTCCGTTGATCCCCGCCGGCGCGCCGGCACCACCCGACGAGGTATCCAATGTTTCAACTCGATAAACACGAGGCGTCCATCGCCAACGTCAACCAGCGCATCCAGCGCCATGGCGAAGAGCGCCAGCTGGCCGCCGACATCAAGTTCGTCTTGAGCGTCAGCAACGAAGCGCTTGATTCGTTCGACTCGACGCTGCGCCACGACTTGTTCCGCAAGCCGGCAAAGGGCGAGCAGCAGGATCTGCCGCAGATCGGCGGCGACGGCCTGACCGCAGTGAAGCATCCGGCGCTGGAGCCGTTGAAGCTGAGCCACGAGTTCACCGGCTTCGAGATGCACCTGGCCGGCCTGCTGCAAGCCGGCGAGCCGATTGTGCTGGTCGACGTGAAGCTGAAGCGCTTCGTGATCGAGCCGAAGGAAGGCGGCAGCTTGGCGATGTCGTTCACTGCATCGGCCGAGGTCGAGCCGCAGGAACTGGCCGAGCTGTCGGAAGCACTGATCCGCGAAGACGTGCTGCTGACGCTGATTGCACCGAAGCGCGCCGGCGCTGCTGCCGAGGATCTGACCGAGGGCAGCGACACGCTGGACGATCAGGACTCGGCAGATGCCGCTGCCGAACTCGCACGCCTGGCCGAAGCCGGCCAGAAGGCTGCCGCATGAGCGCGCCCGCCCGCATTCCGCTGATCGATGTGGAGAGCCGCCAGATCGCGGCGATCGGCCACGACGCCGCCAGCCAGACGCTGGCCGTGCGCTTCAAGAGCTGGAAGGGCGAAGCCACCTCGCTCTACCACTACGACAACGTCACCGCCGAGGACTACGCCGCGCTGCAGGCGGCCGGGTCGAAGGGTGGCCACTTCAACAAGGTGATTAAGGCCGACCCGGTGCGCTGGCCCTACCGCAAGGTCGAAGACCGGCCGCTCGCGGACGCGGCCTGATCCCGAACCCTGATCCGTGGCAGGTGTCCACGGACGCGATCGCACCGCGCATTGACCCTTGAAGGTCAGACGTTAAAGGCAGGAAGGGAACCGCCCGCACCGCCGATACGTGCGCAAGAAGGAGCGGGAGGCGAAAGCCTATACAGCCGGGAAAGACCGGCCCCAGCGAAAGCTCATGGGTGAACGAGTGGTGCGGATGCAACGCCGCTGACCGCCGGGAAAGACCGGCCTCTATCCATAGCGGAGCGGCTTGCGATCAACGAGCGTCCATGTCTTGCGTATCGAAGACCAGGTCGCTCCGCTATGGAGGGAATGCGCAGGCTGATTAAGTGGCGTGTAGCTCAGTGATAACTGCCGACCCCGGCGCTTCATGGGCGCGGTGAGCAGTTGCGTAAGGCCAGGATGGAATCGGAGAGATGGCCGCGCTGTGCGCACGGCGCTGTGATGTATCCGAAAGAGTCCTGCACCTGAGGCTTAGAGCACCCAGCGTGGAGTTGGGAGGTCGCCCGTAAGTGGGCCACGCCACTTAATCAGCTTGCGGCCGGAGATCAGCACCGGCCCCTCCACCACACCCCGACGCGTAGGGCGCGAGCGAGCCCAGCGTGGCCCCGGCTTGACGGGGCACCTCATTCCCACCTCGCCGGAAGCGCCGGCTGGAGCAATCACGCAATGAACGCACAAGTACAAGAAGGCCAGCTCGTTCCCGAGGAAGGCATGGCCGCCATGATCAGCCGCTCGGAGATCGAGCAGCAGATCACCACCGCACGCCGATTCCCGCGCTCGCTCAAGCGCTTCCGCGATGAGGCCATCCAGATGGTCACGCTGAGCCAGAGCATCGCGGAGCAATGCGTCTATGCCCTGCCCCGCGACGGTAAGACGATCGAGGGTCCATCTGCACGCTTCGCTGAGATCGTCGCCTCTGCGTGGGGCAATAACCGTGCAGGCGCACGCGTCATCGACGACAAGGGCGAGTTCATCACCGCGCAAGGTGTGTTCCATGACCTGGAGCGCAACGTGGCGATCACCTACGAGGTGCAGCGGCGCATCGTCGATCGGCAGGGCCGCCGCTTCAAGGCCGACATGATCGGCGTCACCGCGAATGCCGCCTGCTCTATCGCATTGCGCAACGCCGTGCTGAAGGGCGTGCCGAAAGCGTTCTGGGAGGACATGTACGTCGAGGCGCGCAAGGTGATCATGGGCGACATCAAGACCCTGGCGAACCGCCGCGCCGACGCGCTGGCTCACTTCCAACGGTTCGGGGTTTCCGCCGATCAGGTCTGCGCCAAGCTGGACGTTGCTGGCGTCGAGGATATCGGCCTGGAGCATCTTGTCCTGCTGCGCGGCATCGTAACTGCGATCAAGGAAGGGGACACCACTCCCGAGGACGCCTTCGCAGGCACCGCACCTGCAACTCCCCAGAAGCCGGCCGGCTATAGCGCGGAAGCGTTTGCCGCCGCTCTGCCGTCCTGGAAAGCGGCAATCGAAGGCGGCAAGAAGTCGGCAGCCCAGATCATCGCGATGGCGGAAACGAAGGGTTGCCTCACGGCAGAGCAACGTGCGCAGGTTGCGGCCTTCGAGAAGCCTGCACCCGTTGAGCAGTCCGGCCCGACCTCTGGTGAAGGCAGCGAAGGAGAGCAGGCATGAAGATCGTAGAGTTGATCCAGGGCACGCCGGAATGGCATGCACACCGCGCTACCCACCTCAACGCCAGCGACGCGCCGGCGATGCTCGGCTGCAGCCCGTACAAGACGCGCGCGCAGCTGTTGCGCGAAGTCGCTACTGGCGTTGGTGAGGAACACGACGACGCCACGCTCCAGCGCTTCGCCGATGGCCACCGCTACGAAGCCCTCGCGCGCCCCATCGCCGAGCAGATCATCGGCGAGGATTTGTACCCGTGCGTCGGCGAAGACGGGAAGTACTCGGCCAGCTTCGACGGGCTGACGCTGCTCGAGGAAACCGCGTTCGAGCACAAGAGCCTGAACGATGACCTGCGGCGCGCCATGGTTGACGGTTGCACGGGTGCAGACCTGCCGCTGCAGTACCGGGTCCAGATGGAGCACCAGGCGATGGTCTCCGGTGCGGCGCGCGTGCTGTTCATGGCTTCGAAGTGGCGCGGCGATGAGCTAGTCGAGGAGCGCCACTGCTGGTACACGCCAGATCCGGAGCTGCGCGCGCGCCTAGTCGCAGGTTGGGAGCAGTTCGAGGCCGATGTCGCCGCCTACGAGCATGTCGAAAAAGCGGAACCGGTGGCCAGCGGCCGCGCGCCGGAGACGCTACCGTCGCTGCATATCGCTGTGACTGGCATGGTGACCGCGTCCAACCTCGCCGACTTCAAGGCATCGGCGATGGCCGTGCTCAGCGGCATCAACCGCGAGCTGCAGACCGACGACGACTTCGCCAACGCAGAGCAGACGGTGAAGTGGTGCAAGGGCGTCGAGGATCGACTGGAGGCAACGAAGCAGCAGATCCTGGGCCAGACCGCCGACATTGATGCCGTGTTCCGGACGATGGACGAAGTCGCGGCCGAGGCACGCCGCGTGCGCCTGGAGCTGGACAAGCTGGTGAAGGTGGAGAAGGAAAACCGCCGCGCTCAGATCGTCGCGAATGGCGTGCAGTCGGTGCGGGATCACTACGCGTCCATAAACGCAGGACTCGACGCGCATGCGCTGGCGGTCCCGGCTTCGCTACAGGCCGACATCGGCGCGGTGATCAAGGGCAAGAAGTCGATCAGCAGCATGCAGGACGCCGTCGGCACCGCTGCAGCGAACGCCAAGGTCGCCGCCAGCCAACAGGCCGAGCGCGTGCGCGCCAACGTGCGCGTGTTGGAGATGGAGATGGGCACCTTCGCCGGCCTGTTCCATGACCGCGTGCAGCTGCGCGCCACGAAGTCGCCGGAGGATCTGCGCAACCTGATCACCGCGCGCATCACCGAACAGCAGCGCGTCGATGAGCAGCGGCTGGAAGCGCAGCGCGAGAAGATCCGCCAGGAAGAAGCCGACAAGCTGGCGCGCGAGCAGGAGGAGCGCGAGGCAGCGCAGCGTCGCGCCGATGCCCAGGCCGAGGCAGCACGTGTCGCTGCCGCTGCGCCTGCTCCCGCTGCTCCCGCGCCGGCGGCCGTGTCGGCGCCGGCACCGGTGGCTCCCGCTGCCCTCTCCCCTGCCCTCGCTCAAGCAGTCAAGTCATTGGCCGCGCCGGCACCGGCCCAGGTCGTGCGCATCAAGCTTGGCGACATCAACGCCAAGATTGCCCCGCTGACGATCACCGCCGACGGCCTGGCGCAGCTGGGCTTCCTGCCGCTGACCATCGAGCGCGCTTCAAAGCTCTACGACGCCGCGCAGCTGCCGGCGATGTTCACCGCCATGCAGAAGGTGTTTGCGAGCGCCGCTGCCGACAGCTACCAGCAGGCCGCGTGATGGCGCGCATCTGCACCAGCTGCGAAAGGTCGCTCAGCGATTCCGAGTTCCCGACCCAGAACGGGCGCGTGGTCAACGTCTGCGTGCTCTGCCGGAACGACATCAAGCGGGCCCAGACCAGGCTCGCACCGATCCGCCGTGACCCCGAGCAGATCCGGCTCAACAACGTTGCTGCGCTGTGGCACGGCCCGGTGCGGCGCACTCACCTGCTGAGGAATGCGGCATGACCTACCTATCCGATGAGCAGATGAGCGTTGCACTGTTCGGAATCCCGAAGGATGCGCAGCCGAGCTGGACTCCGGTTGCACTACCGCAAGGGCGTCAGCAGCTGCCGCCGTGGGCTAAGGGCCTGCACGTAGACCTCATGCTCCAGTACGGCAACTCGCCCTACTTCAAGCTGAAATGCGATCGCTCGCTGCGCGACTGGGAGCACAAGGCCTTCGCGAAGGAAGGCGACCGCTACATGGCGGTCAGCGAGGATGGACGCGCCGAGGTCTACTACCAGGGCGGCGGTCTGACGATGACGAAGCTAAGCCGGTTCCGGACGGAAGATGGCCACCTCTGGCAGGCGCGGCCCAACCGCCCAGGCGCTTCAAACATCATCCGAACGCCCGAGGATTGGGAAAACCTGTTGGCTCCCGGCGAGTGGGTCGAGGTCAATCGGTTGGCGACACGGCAAGAGCGCGGGTTTGCGGGCTCCCATATCGACATCGTCCTGGACGACGGGCGGGAGGTGACGCTGCGCGGCCCGTGGCATGGCCCCTGTCCTCCCCGCTTTGTCGAGGCCGGCTACGTCGATACCTCCGACCAGAGGGAAGGCAACTGGTGGCGCGGCAGGCCGTGGTACATGCGCGGTGGCATCGGTGGACTGTTCCTCGCGGAAGCCGCGTTCCTGCCGGTCTTCGCCACCTACGCCCCGCACATGCACCTCGCACACGTCGACATGGGCCGCGGCCCGCGACTAGAGGCGTATCTGGACGAATGGGGCGAGCCGAAGGCCTGGATGCAGGCCCGGGAGCGCTACGCCAGAAAGCTGGCTGACTTCCAGGCTATGCCGGAAGCCGAGCGCCCGCCTCATACGCTCTGCAACTTCCCAAAGGTGTGCGGCGGCAAGCAGCACTGCGCAGTCGCCGAATCCAACCACTGCACGAGGAAAGCCGCATGATCGGCCCCCTCTCTCGCCGCGCACCGAAGCGCAACGGCGGCTTCTCCTGGGGCCGCTTCCCGACCAGCGACGGAGCCTTCATCACCTGGCGCATGTTCCGCCGCGATCACACCAGCGCGCTGCACATGCATGCGCTCACCTTCACCGCCAAGGACGAGCCGGCCTACGTTGCGAAGCAGCTGCGCCGCGCTCGCCGGCAGCTGCGCGATCGCGTGGACGAGATCGACCTGGCCGCTATGGGAGTTGCCGCGTAATGCCGATCCTGCCCGAGAACCGCGCCCGTTACCCCAGCAATTGGAAGACGGAGATCCGGCCTCGCATCCTCGCGCGCGCCGGAAACTGCTGCGAAGGGTCGCCTGATCACCCGAACTGCCGGGCAGCCAACCACCAGCCACACCCCGAAACGGGCAGCCGTGTGGTGCTGACCATCGGCCATCTCGATCACGTGCCCGAGAACTGCGACGACTCAAACCTGCGCGCCTGGTGCCAGCGCTGCCATCTGCACTACGACCGCCACCACCACGCAGCTACACGGCGCCGTGGCAAAGCCGTCGCCGACCTCCTGGAGCAAACCGCATGACCATGCACCCGAATGACCGCCTCGCCGCACTCGAGTGGGCACTGGCCCGCGCACGCGACGCCGGCAAGACCGACGAGCTGGTGCGGCTGACGCACGTGCCTGCCCTGCAGGAACTGCGCGACGAAGCTCAGCGGGAGGCGCGCGGTGGCTGACGGCTCGCACTCTTTCAACTTCCCCGCTCCGCAGGTCTCGTGCCTGCGCCCCGGTGAGATCGTGGTCGATCTGTTCGCCGGTGGCGGCGGCGCCAGCGAGGCGCTGAAGCAGGCGCTGGGCGTCGACCCGGCGCTGGCCTACAACCACGATGAGTGGGCGATCGGCATGCATGCCGCCAATCATCCCCTGACGATCCACCACCGTGAGGACATCTGGCACGCCGACCCGCGCAAGGACGTGGCCGGCCGCCCTGTGGGCTGGTTCCATGCCTCGCCGGACTGCACGCATTTCAGCCAGGCCAAGGGCGGCCAGCCGCGCAGCCGCAAGACGCGTGCCCTGTCGTGGGTCGTGCTGAAGTGGGTCGGTCAGTTGGGCCGTGCCGGCAACGCGCCGCGCATCGTGTCGCTGGAGAACGTGTGGCAGATCCTCGCCTGGGGTCCGCTGGTGGCCAAGCGCTGCAAGGCGACCGGCCGCGTGCTGAAGATGGACGGCACGGTGGCGGCGCGTGGCGAGCGAGTGCCGGTAGCGAATCAGCAACTGGTGCCGGACAAGCGCCACAGCGGCCGCACCTGGCGCCAGTTCGTCGCTGCGCTGGAGTCGAAGGATTACCGCGTGGAGTGGCGCAAGCTGACCGCCAGCGATTACGGCGCCGGCACCAGCCGGGAGCGCCTCTTCATGCTCGCACGCCGCGACGGCGCGCCGATCGTATGGCCCGCGCCGACGCACGGCACCGCGCCCGGCCAGCAGCCGCGCGTGCGCGCCGCCGATTGCCTGGACTTCTCGCTGCCCTGCCCGTCGATCTTCACCCGCAAGCGTCCACTCGCTGACGCGACGCTGCGCCGTATTGCCAAGGGCGTGATGCGCCACGTGCTGCAGTCGGCCGATCCTTTCATCGTGCCGGCCACCCACCAGGGCTCGGACCGCGTCAACGACGTGCAGGCGCCGCTGCCGACGATCACCGCCGCACACCGCGGCGAGCTGATGCTGGTTGCGCCCGAGCTGGCGCCATTCATCACCGAGCACTCGAACGCGAGCAACCAGCGGACCATGCGTGCGGACGAGCCGCTGCGCACGATCTGCGCCGGGGTGAAGGGCGGCCATTTCTCGGCAGTGGCGCCGATCCTCGCCGGTGTCGGCGGCCGCGCCGGCCAGTCCGAGCCGCGCTCAGGTGCCGAGCCGCTTTACACGATGACCACGAAGGCGGATACCGCGCTCATCTCAGCTTCCATCATTCGGGCAGCTGGCGGCGAAGGGCGATCAGACGGTCCGCAGCGGTGGGGCGTGGGCGTCCACAGCGCAGAGGCACCGCTCGGCACAGTGCTGGCCGGTGGGAACACCTTTGGTGTGATTTCTGCCTTTCTGGAACAGGCGAACGGCGGCTTCTACGAAGGCGGCGGCCGCGATGCGCGCGAGCCGATGAGCACCATCACCGCGACCGGCAGCCAGCAGCAGCTCGCCACCGCCCACGTGGTGACGATGCGCAATCACACCCATGGACAGGCAGCCGATGAGCCTCTGGGCACCGTGTGCGCGAGCACCGTGCACCACGGGATGATCGAGTGCACGCTGAGTCCCGAGCAGGAGGCCGGCGCGCTGCAGGTGGCCGCGTTCCTGGTGAAGTACTACGGCAGCGGCATCGCCGTGGACCCGCGCGACCCGCTGGACACCGTCACCACCAAGGACCGGCTGGCGCTGGTCACCGTGGTGATCCAAGGCACGCCCTACGTCATCGTCGACATCGGCCTGCGCATGCTCAAGCCGCACGAGCTGTTCCGCGCGCAGGGCTTCCCCGCCACCTACCGGATCACCCACACCGCTGACGGCCGCGCCATCAGCACCAGCGCCGCGGTGCGCATGTGCGGCAACTCGGTCAGCCCGCCGCCGCTGGTCGCGCTGGCGCGAGCGAACCTCGACACGAAGCCGCTGCCCTTGCAGGTGGCCGCATGATCCACGTCGGCGACTGCCTCAGCATCCTGCCCACCCTGGCCGACGCCTCGGTTCAGACCTGTATCACCAGCCCGCCTTACTACGGCCTGCGCGACTACGGCATGGCCGGCCAGATTGGGCTGGAGGAAACGCCAGCGGCCTACGTTGCGCGCCTGGTCGCGGTGTTCGCGGAAGTGAATCGTGTGCTGCGCGATGACGGCACGCTGTGGCTCAACCTGGGCGACAGCTATGCAAGCAAGCCGAACGGAAGTATCGGCTCCACCGGACTGCAAGGCGGACTGTCTCCACACGTCTCGGTTCGCCAAGCACATGCACGCCGCTCCTCGCGCGTGCCTGCAGGCCTCAAGCACAAAGATCTCGTCGGCATCCCGTGGCGCGTTGCATTTGCGCTGCAGGAGGCCGGCTGGTATCTGCGGCAGGACATCATCTGGGCAAAGCCCAACCCGATGCCGGAGAGCGTCGGCGACCGCTGCACGAAGGCGCACGAATACCTGTTCCTGCTGAGCAAGTCGCCGCGCTACTACTTCGACCAGGGCGCGATCCGCGAAGAGGCCGCCGCCAGCAGCGTAGCGCGCTGGGCCCAGGACCTGGACCGCCAGGCCGGCAGCGACCGTGTGCCAGGCAAGTTTAACGGCACCATGAAGGCCGTCGGCGGCCGCGCTCGGCGCGACACCATCGCCCGTGGGGGCGCCGTTGCAGAGCACGTGCTGCCGGGCCAACAGGCCGCACAACATCGTGCTGAGCGCGCGGAGGCCGCATTCGACACCGAGACGCGGAACAAGCGCAGCGTGTGGACCGTGGCCACCAAGCCATTCCGCGAAGCGCACTTTGCCACTTTCCCCGAGCAGCTGATCGAGCCGTGCGTTCTGGCCGGCGCACCCGCCGGGGGCGTGGTGCTCGATCCCTTTATGGGCGCCGGCACTACCGCCGTCGTCGCTGAGCGGCTGGGCCGGCAATGGATCGGCGTCGAGCTCAACCCGGCCTATGCCGACATCGCACGGGAGCGCCTGCGCGGCATCAGCGCCGGCCTGCCGCTGGGAGATGCTGCATGAAATCTAACGCCTTTACCTCGGCGACATTTCGCCGAGGAAACCCTGCCGGCTTACTTGGCGCTTGCCTTGCCCCAGATCAGCAGCATTTCGCAGTACCGCGTCCAATTCGCGGCGCTATCCGTCGGGATTGTTCCATCGCTGTAGAAGTAAAAAACCCCCGGGTCGTCTGCTTCATCATCAATGATGCTTGCGGCTCGGCGCTTCAAAGCGGAGATGGTAGCCGCCGATATCCCTTGTCTAGACGGATGGGTGTCGTAATCGACCCATTCATCCTTGCCCACAGTCCCGAGCGGTTTGTAATTGCGATTCAACGCGAGCCATTTGCCGTCTTTGGTCTTTTGCAGGCAATACGGCAGGTGGGTGTGGGCAACTTTTCCGATAGGCATACCGAAGTCCTTTTGATCGTTGGCTTTCGATCCTGCCACATCTCGGGGCAACGGGTCCGTCGGCAGGGAGCCAAGCGTCGTGGCTAACGACCTCTTCCCCAAGCCTCCGCGCCGGATGAAGCAGCCGGCCAAGGATCTGCTCCGGCAGCAGCTGGCCATGGCCGCCGACCACATTGAGCGGGTCACCGCCGAGAACCACGCTCTGCGCGCGATGTGCGCAGACCTCATCAACACCTGCCAGGGCAGCGCCGATCAGATGCGCGCCGCGCTGGCAAAACAGGAGAAACACGATGCATGAAGACCTGATAGGGCGGCTCACGTTCGCCCTCGAAAAACAGAAGGCCGGTGCCTTTTCGTATCTGTTCTCGGAAGCCATCGCCGCCCTATCCGCCCGGCCCGATGCGGGGAGCGGTGATGATGCGCGGGCGCAGGTTGCGGACGGCATGCTGCCCCCGTTGCCAATCGCCTTCTTCGATGAGTTTGGCCGCGGTGTCGACGATCGGGTGCAGGACTACGCGCGCTCCGCCCTCGCCGCCCGCCAGCCGGTCAGACAAGGCCGGGTTGAGGAGCTGCGTGATGCCCTGGGTAAGGTTCGCTTGCGTTGCATGTTCATCGGGTGGCCGGCCGAATCGATGTGGGAAGCAACCCCAGGGAACTGGATCCCTGATTGGCGATACGAATTGCAGCTGATGGAACACGTACTGCACGGCAGCGAGATCCGCACACCGGAGAAGCCGACCGACACAGTGCCTCGCAACCAGCTCCCACAGTTGGTGCCGGATGAGCCTGTGGCGAAGGTACGGCAGGACGGCGGCTACGGACCGGTGGTTTGGTACTACCCGCACACGTTCTACGGAACCAAGATTCCGGACGGCGCCGACCTGTTCCTTGGGCCGCCCGCGCCTGCTGCTGTGCCGGTGGATGTGCTGCGCGAAGCAGCGGCGCTCGCCGATGCCGTCGAGAAAAATGGGGAGTGGGACGACGGTTGCTTCTACTACAACAAGCATGCGGCGAGCGAACTGCAAATTCCGCTGGTCAACCTCCGCCGCGCCCTCGCCACCCACCCCCAGCCGGCAGCGGCGCGGCACCACTTCCAAGACCGGCTTGCCGAAATTCAGGGTCGGCCACGAGCCGAGCCGGAACCGCCGCACGACGCTTGCGCATGCTGCTACTCCAATGACTGCAATGGCGAATGCATGGAGAACCTATGACCATTCCCGCATCCCCGCTGGCCTGGCCTGCAGGCTGGAAGCGCACACCCGGTGCCCAGCGCGATAAAGCCCGGTTCGGCAAGGCCTCCCGCGCCCGCGCTGGCGGCGGCTGGGAATATGGCCGTGAGCTGACCATCGCCGAGGGCGTCGATCGCGTGCGCCGCGAGCTGCAGCGCATGGGCATCGTCGACGCCGACCTGGTGATCAGCACCAACCTCGAGTTGCGGCTCGACGGCCTGCCGCGGTCGAACCAGCGCGAGCCGGACGATCCGGGCGTGGCGGTGTACTGGGTGGACCGCTTCGACAGGACGCAGCCGCCCAAGTGCATGGCAATCGACCGATACGACCGCGTGGCCGACAACCTGGCAGCGGTCGCCGCAACCCTGGAGGCGATGCGCGCGATCGAGCGCCACGGCGGCGCTGCAATTCTGGAGCGCGCGTTCGCTGGCTTCACCGCCCTGCCCGCGCCGACGGCGCCGTCCTGGCGCGAAGTGCTCGACCCCGCAGACCCCGAGGCTAGTTACCGCCGGCTGCGCTCGCAACACCACCCCGACCGCGCCGGCGGCGATGCAACCGAGTTCCGACGCGTGCAGCGCGCATGGGACGCATACCAGCAGGAGACCTCACGATGAACGACCCGACAAATCCCCCCGCTCCGGCACCTCCCCCCCGAAAATTCCTGAGGATCCGCGACGTGACGAGCCGCACTGGCCTATCCAAGTCGACTATTTATGCCAAGATCCGTTTGAAGAAGTTCCCCGCACACGTCCCCCTCGGATCGATATCGGTCTGGGTAGAGTCCGAGGTCAGCGAGTGGATGGACGAAAAGGTGGCCGCCCGCGACAAGGCCGCATGAGCTGGGGGTATCTGTGGGGGCATCTGGCGGCAGCCCTGTAGCTCGACCCATTGTAATTCAAGACGTTACGGCGGTTTGCGGGTAGAGCCCACCTCCACCAAACAACGGTCCTAAGACGACCGACTAAGGCCGGGACTCCTCGATGCAGAGGGCTTCCGGCCTTTTTCATGGGCGATACCCTGCCGTGGTGACGCATGATCGGCAGCGACATGGCGCTGACAGAATGCCGCATCGCGTCTCGCCCGACAGCCCCTGCATCGCAGACGGCGGCGGGCTTACCTGCTGAGTCAATTAGTGACGTGGGCGGTCTGTTCGGTGCATTCGGCGGATGCGGCTGCGACGACGTTGTCCGCGTCATGCGCAGGCACTGCATCGCCACGCAGTTGATCGAATAGCGCGAGCAGTTCGGTGGCTTCCTGCTGCAGCAGGGCCAGGGCACTTTTGTTGGGCTCTTGCATGTCGCTTCCGTCCAAGACGCTCCCCAGCGTTGTTCAGGGCTGGAAGCAAACCGTATGCCAGCTGGTGCGGTGCCGGCGTGGTCGATGCGACCGGGCACGCATGCCGCTTACGCGGACTCGAGCTGCCGCTGCGCTTCGGCATGCATCGCTTCCAGCGTCACCATGCCGGCAACCCGGGCGGCGGCCATGGCGCTGCGGTGGTCGGGAAACGTGGCAGACAGGGCGCTGCCCGCCAGGTCGCCGGCGCTGGCCCCAATCTGGGCGATCTGCCAGTCGGCGACCCAGCCGCGGCTGGGGCCATCGCCCTGGGCAGCGCGACAGGTCAATCGATAGCTACCAAGGAAAATGACCACTCTGTTGCCCGGCTCGGTGACGAGCAT